AGAATCTACTGAAGAAGCAGAAGAAAAAGAAGAATCTAAAGAAGAAACTGTAGTAGCTAAGAAAGAAACTAAAAAGAAAACATTAACTAAAAAACAAAAAGCAGATGCTAAGAAAAAGAAAATGAAAGAAATAATTAAAAATAAACTAAAAGCACTAGCAGTTGAAATGGGTAAAGCACAATCATTAAAAGACCAAGCGGCACTACAACAATTAATTGCGGCACTAATAAATTATGTGCCAGGGTTTAATGAATACGGTAAATATAATATACCAGGCATAAACTTTTATCAACCAGAATCTATATACCAAGATAAAAAAGTTCCAGAGAATCAACGTGGGTTGTTAAACGGACTTGCGAGTGAATTACTACATAAGAAAATGGTTGATATGCAATATGAGGGTATGGAATAATGAATTGTTTAGTGTTAGGTTTGGCTTTGTCTATGCATTTAGGATTAGTAAATGACTATAATCAAGTACATCCTTATGCTATGTGTGAAACAGATAATACTATTACCGGCGCATACTATAATAGTTTAGATAGAACAAGTTTAGTAGGAGCATATAAGTTAAATATAAGTGAAGATTTAGTATTAGATCTTGGAGTTGTTACTGGATATGATTATGATGTTGTACCAATGACAAGATTAAGATATAAAAACTTTTTTGTAATGCCAGCATTAGAAAATAATAGAGCTGGAGTTGTACTTGGATTACAATTTAATTTTAAAGAAAGAACAAACAAATGATTTACCCAAAGTGCGAAAATGGAGGAAAACTTTATGTTACGTCAAGTAGTCAAGTAAGACCTTGTTGTTGGATTGGTGAGTACGGAAAGATAAATCAAGATAAAAAATGGAATTTAAATTACAATAGTATAGAAGATATCCTAGAAGTACAATTAAAAGAATTCGTAAAGAACGTAAAAGAAAATACTAAAAATTGGGCACAGAAGGCTTGTTATGAACAATGTAATAAACCATTTACATCAGTTGACAATCCAATAGAAAACTGGGTAAAGGTTAAAAAATGAATACAGGAATGTCACTACATTTAGAAATGAGTAAAAGGTGTCTACTTGAATGCCCTAAATGCCCAAGAACTATTCGTAGAGGCACGTATACTATTGACGATTTAAATATTAACCATGCAAAAGAACTAGTACTTAAAACAAGACCAAGTGATGTTGTTATGTCTGGTAACTTGGGTGATCCTATATATCATCCAAACTTAATTGAATTTGTAAGATGGTTAAACTTAACCAATTACCCGTTTGCAATTCATACTAATGGATCAGGAAAGAAAGTATCTTGGTGGGAAAAGTTTTATGATTCATACAAAGAATACAATAAAAAACCAAATGGAAATAAATATAACAAAATTTGGTTCGGAATTGATGGACTAGAAGATACAGCTCACAAATATAGAGTTGGCATTAATTGGCAACAGTCATTTGATGCAATGTGTTTAGGTGTTAAAAAAGGTAAACAAGTTAATTGGCAATGGATCCCATTTAGTTTTAACGAACACCAGATAGATGAAGCTAGGAAACTAGCAAAAGACAATGGAATTAATCTTGTACTTAGATTAAGTGGAAGATGGACTTCTAAAGATGATCCATTAAGACCTTCCGCAAAATGGCTTCCCGAAGAAGTACATGACGGAAATAATAAGGAGATATAACATGGCTGAAATAGAATACAAAGGTCTAAAGGTAGGCGGAAGTAAACTATTATTAATAATTCCTTTACTAGGTATGATAAGTGGAGCTCTATGGGGAGGTTTTGAATTTTACAAAGACTACTCAAATATGAAAGATAAGATCGAACAGTATGTAGCACCAGACCTAAGTGGAATTAAAGCAGAACTAGCAGTAGTCAACACTAAACTTGACGAAGCACTAGATTATTCTAAAGATATTAAGAATGGTTTACGTGATGATATTGTTAGACTAGAACGTATTGTTGATCAAGTTGAAGATGATGTAAACAAAACTGAAGAAGATGTTCGTGTAGCTATCGATCTAGCTGACCAACGTTTTGAAAACAAACGTGATCAACTGTTAACTGATTACGAACAAAAAGCTGATAGTTTACGTACTAGTACTGATTTAAAACTTAAAGAACTTGAATCTAGACTTAATAAAAGATTACAAAGAGCATTAGATAATCCACTAGCTCAATAATTATTTAGGTTTAACTTTTGATTTAGGACATATTCTGTTACAGATAGTTATATTTTCAAAGTTATTCATAATCTTTTTAAACGCAACACCTGAGATAATTTCATCTCGGGTGTTTTCGTATATACTCAGTGACTTAACATCTTCATCTGTAATTCCTGCTTCTTTAAAGTTATTCTTTTGATCAACACGCATAAAACAACAAGGCAAATACAATCCTTCACTTGATATAAAGTTAGTATAATTTTCCATATTCATACATTGTGGAAAAACACTCTTAGTTTCAATAGCTTCTTTCTTAAATCTAATTGGCTGTTGAGCAAATTTGTTTAGTTGCCTTGCTTTAAGTTCTAATTCTTTTACCCCTGGCTTATTTTCTATATCAATAACTTTAGTAGTTTTGTCTTTTATTCTAAGATTATGTGCCTCAGGGTCTTTGTTTTCTATAATTTCTTTTATTTTAAATTGACTTGTTCTTGGTGTAATAGCAATTTTTAATCTAGTAATATGTTTTTGATATTGAAACTTTCCGTAATATGCGAGAGCTTCTTTTTCTTTCATATAAACATATTCTTCTAGTTTAGTTAAGTTCTTATCAAATTCTTCTTTATTAGCTAACATTTCTGGAGGAGCTCTATGAGTATGTACTACAACAAATTGAAAGAAGCCTAACTCTCTGGCAGTATCGTATGCAAGTTTCATATCTTCAAAACTTTGATTATATTTAAAAACAATGTATTTCCATCTAAGTCTAGCTCCATAACTTACTAAAGTTTCTACACCTATTTTGATACTAGGCCAGTCTGCATTCACTCTATATTTTGTAAAGTTTTCTGGAGTTCCATCTATACTAAAAACAATAAAATCTTGTTTGTTTACTAGCTTACCAATTGCCTCCCAATCTTCTTTTTTACGATAACTTCCGTTAGTGTCAAATATAAATCTACCGTTTGGTAGGCTTTTTATAGCTTTTATTACCTTAATTAATTGTGGATGATATAACGCATCTCCATACGCACCTGCTAATCTAAAGTCGTAAGCATTAGTGGAATGAAGAAACTCAATTAAATCATCTTCTTTTATATTACCATTGTCCCATTCTTTTCTACGATGTTGTTGGTATGTTCTAGGACAATTAGGACACTTAATGGTACACTTAGAAGTGAGTTCTAATTCTATTTTATTTGAGACCGGAAATTGATGTTGCATAAATATATTTATGTTAAGTATAACTTGACAAATCCAACACTACTGTATATAATAGAGTATAAATGAGCAGATTATTAATTATAACAGGACCTCAAGGTTCAGGTAACCATGTTTTCAGTAAATGTTTAGCAGTACATGAAGATGTATATGGCTGGAAAAGTCTACTGAACACGTATTGGGAAGGACATCACCATGAACCATTTGCTGATATGTGGCAAGATCCTGAACTGTTAAGAGAGTTTGATTGGACACAAAGTGAACATTTTGTTACTAGTGTTAGCTGTCCTTATTTTAAAGATCAGAAACCTCATTCTCCTGCTTATAAAGAATTTATTAAAATAGCAGAAGAGTATGTTGATGTAGTAGATGTTGGTATTATTGGTAGAGATCAAACTATACTAGAGTATCAACAAAACAGAATTAGAAAAGCTCATACAACACCAATAGCAAAAGAAAACTTTAAATGGTTGTTAGAAAAACAAAGATGTACATTTTTAAGTCAAGAACTATTGTATTTGTATAAGAGCAGTTACTTAGAACAAGTGGGTAGAGATTTAGATTGGCCTATTGCTTATTGGGATCCAGAAATAGATGAGATCCTAAAAGAAGATGCGAACAAAAAGTATATCAAACCAGCCGACGAACATTGGTTAGACTCTGAAGTATACAGAGCAGTTCGCGAAAGTTAGAGAGAATTATATGTTAGATGTTTTTATGTTAACCTTTGGAGAGCCAGAGGCAGATGATAATTTTGAAATATTAAAACAAAAAGCACCACACGCAAAACGCATAGATGGTATTGAAGGATTACTGAACGCACACAAAGCCTGTGCAGAAGAATCTAAAACAAGTTACTTCTATGTATGTGATGCTGATGCAGTTATACAAGAAAACTTTCAGTTTAAGTTTGAACCAAGCGACAGAAGAGAAGCATATCCTGGAGTTCCAGAAACTGAATGTGTATTTACATACAGAAGTCATAATCCTATTAATGATTTGATATATGGATATGGTGGACTTAAACTGTTTCCTAAAAAGAATTTATTAGCAGTAGAAGAATTTAAAGTTGATATGACTACAAGTATAGGAGCAAAGTTTGTTCCTAAATTTGAGATAAGCAATGTTACAGCATTCAATACTGATCCATTTAATACATGGCGTAGTGCATTCCGTGAATGTACAAAACTGTCAAGTAATATTATTGACCACAATAAACAAGTTGATGACGCATACAGGCTTGAGGTGTGGTGTACACGTGGAGACAATAGAAGGTATGGCGAATATGCTTTACTAGGCGCTCAGCAAGGTAAAGACTTTGGAGAGCATTATAAAAATAATACAGAAGCATTAAGAAAAATTAATGACTGGAAATGGTTAAAGGAGAAATTTAATGAAGTTATCTGAGTTTAAAGAACAGTATCACTGGATGAATGGATTAAGTGAATACTTTGAGTTCAATGGTACAGGTAGTAGATGGGAGAACGTTCATAAAGCTCTCTATCATGATAATTGGTATAGAAAACGTGATGTTATGATTGACCTAGCTAATATGCCTAATTCAAATCCTGCACACGTAAAGGCTTGGATGAATGTATTACTACACGAACAATTAGATGACGTAGAAATTAAACCACAGTTAGTTGCAACACTATTTAGAAAATATATGTTTGAAGATCCTTTCTTAGTAAACATATGTAAGTTTATTAACTATTGGGCAGATGGCGATAAGGCCGCAGAGATGCCAGATATGAATGACTTCTTAAGTAGAGGACAAGTAAAAAGTAAACTATGGCTAGTAAGTGAACTAGCAAAAGTAGTTGATGGTCCTATAGGTAACGTAGTATTCTATGGAGGCTGGTATAACTTTATCGCTCATATGTTATTCTCACAATTTGATGTTTCTAAAATATGGAGTTTAGACTTAGATCAAAATGTAATTGAACCAAGTAAAAGATTATATCCTAATGAAGTTAAAGAAGAAAAGTTTACTCCTATAACAACAGATGTAAACAAGATTAGATGGACTAATAAGAATATGTTAACTTATAGTGCTGATTTAGAAGCAAAGCATAAAGAAGCAGGCAAGTTACTTCCACAAGATATATATGATAATAGTTTTATTGATAGAGGTAAAGTACATCTAGTAATTAATACAAGTTGTGAACATATGGATAATACTTGGTATGAAAATTTACCAGCAGGTACATTTGTATTGTTGCATCAAAATGATTATTTCAGCAATGAGCAACACGTTAATTGTTGCAAAGATATAGAAGACGTTAAAAAGAAATATCCTATGCAAAGTATTTTATATGAGGGTGAGTTAGATACTCATTTATACAATAGGTTTATGTTAATTGGAATTAAATAGATGGATGCAGTATATATAGAATTTGTAATGGGTGAAGACATTGAACATATTGGAGAACAAGATGCTTGTTGTAAAATAGCATCAGAGCTAGGTGCTAAAGGATTAGTATATGGAACAGACTTTTGGTTTCATGATATAATCAGAAATGTAAAAGCAAAAGAAGTAGCAATAAGATTTGGATTTAGTGATAGACACGAAGCGATGTTACTAAAGTTATCTGGAGTACCTGGAGCAGTAAGTTTACATTGATGAAAGCAGAAATAAAATACTATACAGAAGACTTTACAAAACTTAAAGAACATTTTTCTACTTTAGATGCAGTAGCAAACATATCATCTTTGTTGACTGTTAAGGGATTTGAGTATGGTAAAGAAAATGATTATTGGTTGCAAGAAGTACACTTTGATAAAAGTGGAAGACAAGTATTAACTTTTAGATTCAGTGATCCGCAAAAAGCTATGATAGAAAGATTAAGAGGAATTTAATGGAAGACGATGAAGTTTGGGAACTTACAGTTGCAGAATTTGATAAACATCTAGATACATTAAAAACAAGAGAATTACAACGAGAAGCCGCACGAGCAATAAGTACAATGCCTGCAGATAATAAGTCAATTCATAAGTTTAACAAAGATGCACATCATAATAGTTGGATGTGGTATAAAGCAGTAATAAAACATTATGTATATGAGTATGGCGGTATGCCAAGTGAAGTAGGACCAGGAAAAGATGTTAAATTTGTATTGGACGAATAAATGAAATCAGAAGAAGTATCATTAGTAAATATTGTTTATCAATATGGAGCAGGCGGACAGTTTTTGAGTTACTTAATTTCCAGTAATTGTATTCCATGTATGGATAAAACAAAACTCAAACCATCAGTAACAACCGAAGACAATGAGTATCTTTACACTACATATCATCCATTTTTAAGTAGAACACACCCACAAAACATTAAAGATTATGAAAAATTGACACAGAATAAAATAATTGTTGTTACTTGTGATGATGACGAATCTAAGTATTGCAGTGACCTTGGGTTCTTTAAACACGACAAAACTATAATGAATGTTAGAAAACAAAAGCAAAACCACGCATTTTCTGCAGAACGAAAGCAAGATATTGATAATTTTTTAAAAACTTTGTACCCGCATCATAAGTATATAACTGTAAGCTATGGTGGGTTGTTTCTTAGACAAGACAAAGCAATAATTAAAAAGATGTTTAGTTTTTGTTGTATGGATCTAACACAAGAAACTTTAAACACAGTAGCAGAAAATATACGAGTATATACAGAAACAAACAAAAGAAAATTGGTAGAATTTGGAATTAATCTTAGTAAATATAACATACGTAGCTTATAGGCTAATAGTAACAGCTCACATCATTAAGTTTTTAATGAAGTTTATGCCATATAGTATTGCAGTACTAATTGGTGCTCAAGTAAGTTTCATATACGATAGTGGTTTATTTTCTGTATTATTTGGAGCGGAACAGTTTCCTCCAATAATGGAATGGGTATATGCCAATGCCGCATATACCGCAAGAGTAGGAATAGCCTGGGGTTTTATTAAGTGGTTATGGATGAAAACTGATAGATTCTATTTGTCAGTATTCATAGGCGCTGAAGCCACATTTATAGTTGATTATTTTATATTTGACAATCTTTATTAAAATAAATACTAAGAGAGATATCCTATGTACAATTACAAATCCATAAACGAAGTTCACCTCGAAGTGACCCAACGGTGTAATGCATCATGCCCTATGTGTGATCGTAATGTTAATGGTGGAGAAGTAAATCCACACATCAAAGGCAAAGAAGCAGAACTTACATTAGATCATTGTATTGATATATTCCCACACGATTTTATATCTCAATTACACACGATGTATATGTGTGGTAACTTGGGCGATCCTATTAGTGCTAGAGATACATTAGAAATATTTCAATGGTTCCGTGATTGTAATCCTAATATGTGGTTAAGTATGAATACTAATGCAGGTGCTAAGAAACCTGAATGGTGGGCAGAAGTAGCTAAAGTTATAGGCAAAAAAGGTTGTGTAATCTTTAGTGTGGATGGACTAGAAGAAACTAATCATTTATATAGACAAGGTGTTAAGTGGGAACACGTTGAACGTAATATGAAAGCATTTATTAATGCAGGTGGTAGAGCTAGATGGGATTATTTAATATTTGAACATAGCGAATGTGATGTAGAACGTGCAGAACAGTTAGCCAAAGAATGGGGCGTTGAAAAGTTTATCAAAAAGAAAACAGGCAGGTTCATTACTCAAGCAAGTAAACCAAAAGAAATGCATCAAGCACGTAATAGAAAAGGCGAACAGACAACAGTTTTAGCAAAGCCACAAAAGAAAGAACATCAAAATCTTGCTCTACTAAAACAAAAAGAGATAGAGAAAAGTTATGGTGGTATGATGAACTACTATAACCAAGCAAAAATAAAATGTAAAGTTGCTAGTGGAGATAAGAATAGTATCTTTGTCACGGCTGAAGGACTAATAATGCCTTGTTGTTGGACTGCAGGTCGTATGTACAAATGGTGGCATGAAGATCCTAAAGTAGAACAGATATGGGATTTTATAGATAGAGCTGGTGGCAAGGATGGAATCAATGCAAAGATACACGGCATTGAAGGAGTATTTGGTAGTGGCATTATGAATGATATACAACGTAGTTGGAAACTAGATAGTATTAAGAATGGTAAACTAGGAGTTTGCTCAATGAAGTGTGGCACAGAATTTGATCCATATGCGGAGCAATTTAAATAATGAATAGACCGTCTTGTATAGCACCTTGGGTAACAACATATGACCATACAGGTGGAGGCATACAAGTATGTTGTGAAGCAAATAAAATATTAATTCCTAATAAAGAAAAAAGACATATGTCTTTTGAAGAACGCTTTTCTCATCCAGAAATGGAAAAGTTTAAAAAGATTATGTTGAATTCAGATACACTTCCTCCTATGTGTAATAATTGTGTATCACAAGAACAAAAAGGTTCTAAATCATTAAGGCAAGAATTCAATGAAGATTATTTAGATGATACATGGCAAGAAGATAAATTTGTATTAAGGTATTTAGATTATAGAGAAAGTAACTTGTGTAATTTTAGTTGCAAAATGTGTGGTAGTTATTTAAGTAGTACTCATGCAAAAATAGAAGGTAAGCATGGTAAGACTGGAGTACTTAATAATGTACATCAATTACAACAATGTTTAGATAATTTACATACTGTAGAACACGTATCATTTGCAGGCGGAGAGCCATTAATGACTAAATCTTTCTTTGATATATGTAAAAAGATTAAACAATTAGGCAGAGAAAAAGACATCAGTATAAGCATGGTAACCAATGGAAGTGTACTGAACAGGCACGGTGAGAATGTGTTAGAAACAATTGATGGATTTGCTGATGTAGGATTATCAATTAGTATAGATTGTGTAGGTGAACAACATGATTACTGGAGACACAAAGGTACTTGGAATAAAGTTCTTTCTAACTTAAAAGAGTTTCATAAATTTAAATTATCTAATCCAAAGTCAGTACGTACAAAAATAAGAACAGCCATAAGTTGGCCAAATGCATATGGTGCTAGATACGTGTTTGATGACTTAGCTCAATATGTTGATAAGATGAGACATAACTTTGTTACCAACCCATATGGTTTGAGTATTGATTGTTTACCAAAAGAACACCTAGACAAACTAATAGAGCATTGGAAAGATTACCCAGAAGTACAAGTAGCATTTAAAAATGTTGTACCAAAAGATGTATATCTATACCCAACAAAATTTATGCTTGAAAGACATGATAGATATCACGGTAACTCATTTGAAAAAGCATTTCCAGAGTTTGCCGACTTCTATAAAAAAATAATACCAATAGAAGGCTTGACAAAGAACTTATAGTGTGTTACAATACACTTTAAACTGAAACTTTGAACATGGATTAATATGACTACTCACGCGATGATAGACTTAGAAACATTGGGCACAGGTCCTGATTGTGTAGTTCTAACTATAGGAGGTGTAAAGTTCAATCCTAATGAAATAAGTGATACCCACAATGAATTCTACTATCGATTTGATGTAGATGAACAATTAGCAAAAGGAAGAACAACATTAGACAGCACTATAGAGTGGTGGGGTAGGCAAGAAAAAAGTGTTAGAGATGAAGCACTTGGTGACGAAGGAAGAACGTCTGTACTAGAAGTCCTACAACATCTAAATAAATGGTGTGTTGGTGTTGATGTTATATGGTGCCAAGGACCTGCATTTGATATAGTTATACTAGAAAATATGTATCATCAGTACAAACATCATATACCTTGGGCATTTTGGAAAATAAGAGATAGTAGAACACTATTCAGTATTATGCCAAGTGATCCAAGAAAAGAAATAGAATTTGCGGCTCATAATGCTTTAGAAGACTGTAAAGTACAGGCATTATGTGTTCAAAAATCTATTGGTAAACTAAAACTTAAATTAAAATAGGTATAAGTCAATGTTTTTGTTGACATTTTCTAAATACTATTGTAATATGTTTATATTAATAACTCAAACAGGAGAAACTAAATGAGTCAGACTCGTGATATAGTGCAAGACATTGTTAAGCACACAGCCGGCTTAGGCTTTATTACTTCAGTGAAAGTAACAGGCACAGATGAATCAACTACATTAGATGCTATGGATGCTGATCGTACAGTAATCTTACAAGCAACAATGCATAATGCAGTTGATGAATTTAACGGCGAATTTGGTCTTGGAAACCTTGGATTTTTATCTGGTGTTACAGGACTACCTAACTATCAAACAGATGATGCTACAGTTGATGTAGTAACTCGTGAACGTAATGGAGTAACAGTTCCAGATCACTTATTGTTTAAAGACAAAGAAGGCAATACAGATCAATACAGATTTATGAGTAAAGAAATTATTGAACAGACCTTACAAACTGTTAAGTTCAAAGGCGTTGAGTGGGATGTAACATTTGCACCTACAAAAGCTAAAGTAAGTGAGCTTCAAGCAGTTGCAGGAATCTATGGTGGAATTGAACCTAACTTTACTGTTAAAACAGACAACGGTGATTTAATTCTTACAGTAGGTGCCGCTGATGGATCTTTTACAGGTAAACGTACATTTGCAAACAATGTAAATGGAGAAATTACAGAAGGTTATGCATGGCCATTAAACCAAGTGTTAGCAATTCTAAGACTAGGTATGAGTGGAACGTGTGTAATGAACATCAGTAAAAAAGGTGCATTAATGATTTCAGTTGATTCAGGCTTAGGCAAATACGACTACATCTTACCAGCATTAACTGTATAACTTTAACCTTATATAAAGGATAGTAAATGGCAAGTAACAAAAACCTTACAGAAAGTAATAAAGACTACTCAGTATTCTTGCCGAGCATTAGTAGTTTTTATTCTAAGTTTATTAGACAAGCACAGAAAAGACCAGACTTTGTTAAACCAGAGAGAATGCCTAAGGGCTTTGAGTTTGGCATAGACGGCTTTGATTTTCTAAAACCTAAAGACAATTATTATAGTTACAAGTGGGGTTTATACTCTGCAGGTCATGCCACTCGAGATCCAGTCAAAAGTGATGAGCAAGAACCTATGATTCAAAAACGTGATAGAGAACATAGTTTTATACTTGGTGATAGTGGTGGGTTTCAGATTGCTACAGGTGTAATCAAATGTGATTGGCCTAATTTTAAAACTGATGATGATCTACGTAAAACAATTTTAAATTGGTTAGAGCATACTGCAGATTATAGTATGGTATTAGATATTCCTACATTAGCGGCGGCTCCACCATTGAATGCTAAAACAGGATTGAAAGATTGGGTTGATTGTTTAGAATACACAATGTTTAATAACGATTACTTTGTACGTAATAGACAAGGTAAAACTAAATTCTTAAATGTATTACAAGGTAACAATGAGCAACAAGCTGATGATTGGTTTAGTGCAGTTAAACATTATCCATTTGAAGGTTGGGCAATGGCTGGTTACAATATGAAACAGTTGCATCTTGCTCTACGTAGACTTATTGTAATGCGAGATGAGAAACTGTTAGATCCAGGCAGAGATCTAATTCACTACTTGGGTACAAGTAAACTTAATTGGTCTTGTATCTTTACTGCAATACAACGTAACATTAGAGAAACTATTAATCCTAATATGATGGTTACGTATGATGCCGCTAGTCCTTTTATTACAACGGCTAAAGGACAAGCATACAGTCAACACGTTCATCGTAACGATAAGTTTAGTTATGTAATGGAACAAGCAGTTGACGATAAGAAATTTCAACATAGCAATATACCGTTTCCATTTAACAGTCCTATTGGCGAACGTATGACAATGGGTGACTTATGTTATATGGGTCCTGGTATGTTAAATAAAATTGGCAAAGAAGGCAAGACAAGTTGGGATAGTTTCTCATACTTCTTGTTAATGGCACACAATGTATATCAACACATTGAAGCTTGTCAACGTGCTAATACTCTAGCAGATATAGCCTGTACTAGATACAAGCCAAGTCACTTGGAATGGCGTAAAGTAAAACCTAAGCAAGAAGAATTTGACTTATGGGTTCCAAGAGATGTGATATATGTAACCGAGTTTATTGATAAGCTATTCAAAAGTGAAACACCAATGCAATTATTAGAAGAAGCAGAATCAATGCTTACACACTTTAGTGGTATGAAGTCTATCAAAACTTCACAGAGTGCATTTGATAGTTTATTTGATTCTGGAGATGATTTACAAGACGTTGATGACGGCGAGTATACTAGTGAACAGGTAGAGGCCGCAGAAGACTTCTTGAATAACTTGGAGGAAACAAATGGCTGATAAAGCAACATATCTAAATACATTAAAAAAGAAACATAGAGAACTTGACAAAAAAATTAATACATTATATAATCAGTATGTTAATGAAGATGTATTAAAAGAGTTAAAGTATCAAAAACTTGATTTGAAAATGCAAATTACAAGATTAGAAACACAATTAGCAGAGGCTTAATAAATGAAAAGAGACTATCACTCAAGCAACAAAAAAACTAACATACAAGAAGGTATAACATACTTTCAAGGTGTTGAAATTGAACATACACCTGCTTATGGCATGGATACTTTATTTGTTGTTGGTATGCAAGACCCTGAAGAAGTAAAAGGAATTGCAACAAGGAAAAACGTACAACATATATATCTAGGAGCAAATCAAAGTTTTGATTTATCTGATAACGAAGATATATTAAAAGAGGAAGAAGAAGCTTGGGATAATTTAGTTAAGACACTTTGCGAAGAAGGTTTTTGGGTAACATTAGATTTTGAACATGAATATTTAGAATGGATTCAAGAAGCAGGTTACACAGAACATAATAAATTTATACCAATGATTAGTGTTAAGGTTCCATACATTGAACAGTTGGGGTATAATGCTTGTATTAAAATTGACGATAAAGATTTTAATGCAACAAACAAAGGAGTATGGACTCACAAGGTTCATGACTTAATGGATCGCGATAGATTCACACAATGGGACCAATATAAATCAGATAAGATAATTGAATAGGAGAATCTTATGACAAAGAAAATACGTTTAATGGATGAAGAAGCGAAAGCTACTGAACCAGGAACTGTAAATCCAGATGCACCAGTTGATGAGGCTGTAGCAGATGATGTTTACAAAAAGCAATTAATGAAGTATCTAGAAGCAATTGACTGGAAACTTTGGGAAATGCTAAAATTAATGAAGGCAGACAGAGAAGAGAAAGAATAGTATGGCACTAGATGTGACGACAAGGCAAATTTGGGTAACATTTCAAAAGGAAGGTGTACATTTGTATCCTGCCGCAAAAGATGACCCAGCATTAGCAACAGGTGATGAATATGATGTTAGCTTTTTAGGCTATGCACACAGACATATTTTTCACTTTAGAGTGGCAATTGATGTATTCCATGATGACAGAGATATTGAATTTATTCAATTCAAACGTTGGTTGGAATCATTATATGCTAAAGATGGAGTCCTAGAACTTAATCACAGAAGTTGTGAAATGATTGGTGAAGAATTAGCTAATCAGATTCATAATAGGTATCCAAATAGATCAATAACAATAAGTGTTGCAGAAGATAATGAAAATGGTGCAACAATGACTTTTAACCCTGTAACTAAAGGATAGACAATGTCTACAGATAATAAAAACGTTGAAGTGAAGAAAGACTTCGTAAAACGTGAACGCAAAGAAGAAAGTGTTGCGGTTCGTTACTTTAGAATGAGTGGGTTCTATAATATCAATGATATTAAATATGACCTACTTAAGATTATACAACCATATGATGGTTATATGTATAATGAAAAAGAAACTAATCAATTGATTAGTGTATTCAACTCCTACTTGGGAGATCTACGAGAAGCTAGGAAGATTTTTAGTTTTGAAATTGTTCCTACTGAAAAAGAGAATGCAATTACATTTGACATTCAAATTAAAATGCAGAGAGATCGCAGTCCTAAAAAACTTAAGATCCACGTAGGTAAACTTTGGATTCAACCAGAGCATGAAGCTTCAAATGATAATGAAGCGGAGGAGGCGAAAGCTGATGCGTAAATTATTTTATATGGGTTTAGAACCGTATGAAGGAAGATACACTCTACAATTACAAGAGTGGAGTGAAAGAGTATTTAAAAAGAACAATATAGATTATGTAATTGTTCCTGGTACTACTATTGATAATACAAAGTCTATTAGTGTTGGTCAAGTGTTAGATGCACACGGTAGAAGTTATTTTGGTATGAGCCAGCTTATGAATCTAGTACAGATGATGCGTAATGGAGAAGTGACAGCAGAAGATGCAGTTTTCTTTGAAGATATGTTTCAACCAGGTATTGAAAGTTTGCCATATATTATGTGTCAAATTCCAGAAGCACAACGACCTAAGATCTTCTTACGTTGTTTAGCACAGGCTGTTGATCCAGATGACTTTGTTCATGTATGGGGTATGGGCAAATGGATGGGCTTGTATGAAAAAATGTGTAATGAAATTCCTAACGTTCATATACTAGCAACAAATGAAGAAATGGTTGCTCATATGAGAATTGCAGGTTGGGAGGCACCAATTTATAATATATCAGGTTTAAGTTTTGGTAAAGAAGAAGTACTAGAAAGAGTAAACAATAAAGTTAAGCCATGGGCAGAACGTAGTAATAGAGTTGTATTTGCGGCAAGGTTTGATCAAGAGAAACAACCAGATTTCTTTATGGATGTCATTGAAATGGTCCATGAAAAAACTAGAAACTTTGATAGAGAAACGTTAACAGATAGAATTGATCCTGTAGAATTTGCAGTATTAAGTGGAGGTCCATTAAGAAGCAACAATGAAAAGTATTTGAAACGTGCTTTAGAAATGGAAGAAAAAGGTCAATTAAAAATATATAAAGACTTGCAAAAAAACGATTATTATAATATAGTAAATGATAGTAAAGTTTTATTTAATTGTGCATTACAAGATTGGGTAAGCAATACAGTAAGTGAAGCAGACACATTAGGTTGTAACGTAGTGTATCCTGCTTATAGAAGCTTTCCTGAAACGTTTGCAAATGATTATAGTAGGCTTTATACTCCTTGGAGTAAAGAAGATGCAGTTGCTAAGATTATGGCTGGATTAGAAAAGCCAAGTGAGGATATGGGTAAATTAAGTGATTGGACTAATGGAACTATTGACCGTATGATTCATATTATGCAAGGTGATTATAGAGCTAATAAGTGGTTACGTAGTGGAAATAGATATAGAGATCACGTAGCGGAGGCAAAGTATTAAATGGCAAAAGTATTAGTAACAGGAGCAAATGGTTATATAGGTGCTCAAACTTGTAAACAATTAACAAAAGATAATCATCACGTAGTAGCAGTTGATCGTAATCCTATAAGACATGAATACTATAATGATTTCTTTGAAGGTAGTTATACAGATCCTGCTATTCTAGCATTTTTAAAAGGTGTAGATTGTGTAGTACATATTGGTGCAACAAGTTTAGTTGGACCTAGTGTACTTGATCCTGCATCTTATTATTTTAATAATGTAACTGGTACTCTAGTATTACTAGATGCTTGTAAAACTGTAGGTATTAACAGATTTGTATTTGCAAGTAGTGCGGCAGTTTATGGAGAACCAGAAGAAGAATATTGTACAGAAACAGATGAAGTAAAACCAGTTAATCCATATGGCTGGAGTAAACGTATGACAGAAGTTATGTTAAAAGACTTTGCTAGAGCTTATAGTTTATCTAGTGTAAGTTTACGTTTCTTTAATGTAGCTGGTGCAGATAGTGATTGTGAGTTAGGACAAGAAAAAGATGGAACTCATATAATTGCTAAACTTATGGAAATGACTATGGACGGCAAAGATTTTACACTTAATGGTGATGACTTTAAAACACCAGATGGAACTTGCATAAGAGATTATGTTCATGTAGAAGATGTTGCTAGTGGAATAGTAAAAGCAGTAGAATTTACAAAGAGCAATATAGGTGCTCATGTATTTAATTTAGGTGATGGTAAAGGTTACAGTAATAAAGAAATTGTAAAAGCAGTAGAAGATAATACTCCTTTAAAACCTAACGTAAAGTTTGGACCAGCAAGAGCAGGAGACCCTGCCAAGCTAGTAGCAAATGATTTTATTACCAGTAGTGTGTTAGGTTGGAAACCTGAATATGATTTAAATCATATTGTAAAGACTGCATACGATTGGTATCAAAAAAAAGAGGTCAAGCACTCAGCAGACATCCTCGTCTTTAACTCGGAGAAAAAGAAATGACAATAAGAGACACAATTAAAAAACGACTAGAAGAAAACAATGTTAGATATTGGGCTAATGATAATATTAGCAAATACATTGATGCAGATGAAAAACAACAATTAATTGATGAAGCAGTACCTGCTTTTGAAAATGTACTACAAAGTTTATTGATAGATACAAAAACAGATCCTAACAGTATGGATACCGCAAGGCGTATGGCTAAGATGTATATCAATGAGATTATGTCTGGCAGATATAATGAAATGCCTAATCCTAGTGCTTTTCCTAACTACATTGAAAATGGTTATGAAGGTATGCTAGTTGTGAGAAGTGAACTTACAAGTCTATGTTCGCATCACCATCAAACAGTAAAAGGTGTAGCATATATTGGTATCCTTGCAGGACCTAAACTATTAGGGTTATCTAAATATACACGTATCGCTCAATGGTGTGCAAGACGTGGAACACTACAAGAAGATCTAAATGTTATGATTGCAAACACTATTCAGGAAACAACAGGTAGTGATGATGTAGGTGTTTATGTACAAGCAACACATGGTTGTTGTGAGAACAGAGGTATCCAAGCACATAGCAGTTTAACACAAACTACAGTATTACGTGGTGTATTCAAAACAGATCCTAACGTTAAAAAAGAATTTATTGATAACGTAAAATTACAACAACAATTTGCACAAGGAAAATAGACTCATGATTGATAAGGTTTATTATACTTGGAAAGATATTGAGCATATGATTGTTACTATTAACAATCTTATGTTTGCAGATAATTGGCGACCTGATTATATTGTAGGCATGACCCGTGGTGGTTTAGTACCGGCAGTTATGATGTCTAATTCAACAGGCATAAAAATGTATGCTCTTGATGTTAGATTCAGAGATGTTACTAAAGACAACAATCCTGAAAGCAATAAGAAAATGGCCGCAGATGCTTATGCTGGCAAAAACATTCTAATACTTGATGATATAAATGATAGTGGTCGCACATTTCAATGGATAAAAGATGATTGGAATATTAAGTGGGGTACTAACGTAAGAACTGCCGCTCTAGTTGATAATGGATCTAGCAATTTTGGAGAAGTAGATTACACAGCCTTGGAAATTAACAAGATGGAAAAAGACGTCTGGGTTGTATTTCCTTGGGAAGGAGAAAGGGACTATGGCAACATATGATATTGAAGTTACTGGTTCTGGCGGTGAGATTACAATAGGAAGTATATCCCAAGAATCATACGAGTATTGGGAATCGCAAACAGACGAAGCATTAACTTCTCATTTATTTGACAGTTCAAGTGATATTCCCGAAGACGATGAAAGATATATAGGAAACTTTGAAGATAGTGGAGATATAGTTCATACTTATGGAGTAAACTTAGATGATTGTAAAATTGTAGTAAAAGATGAAGATGGACAAGAAATATATACTACATTAACTCCAACAATAACAAGAAATCACATTGTTGATCATAATACATTAGACCCAGGATTCTACTTAAAATCACTTACATATGAAAAAGGTATGTTTTTTCAAGCTGAAATAGACACTGACAAATTTAACAAAGATCTACTTAAATTCTATGCTAAAAGCATAGATAATGATGCTATAATTTATGGCATAGAGTATGATAATAAAGAGCTAGAAACTGACACAGGAACTACAAAAGTACGACAAACAGGGCAAAGTTTGTACGAAATTTTATAAAACCCTTGATTTTATTAGACTTTTAACCAAGACATTTCGGTTGACATTCTTGGTATTCTTTGTTATTATATATGTATTGATAAACTAAAACAGTCAGGAGACTATAATGAAAAAGCTAATTGCAGTTGCATTACTAGTAGTAGGATTAACTACTTCAGCAAATGCGTCATCTTTTAAAAGTTATTACGATTATGCATCAGGCCTAAATAGCGGATTGCAGATCAGTTTTTCCACTTCAATGATTAAGGCCTATGAACGAAGTAACAAAACATATGGCAATTTAATTACAAAATACGATCATATGTTTGGAAAATATTCTTGGTTCCAAAATATGAAATCAAGGTACAAATTTCAACAAGCAGAAATAGTTAAGTATCAAGCCTTAATTAATAATAAAGAAGCATTAGTTACTCTAGTTAAAACTGAAACTAAAGTTACTAATGGTGTTATTGTTACTAAAGGTGATACTATAGTTGCAAGTGAAAGTTCAGCAGTAGTAGAAGAAAGAACAGGTAATACTGTTAAAGAGTATGCAGTTGTTACTAAGATATATTCTACTCCTGTTAAAAAACAACACTGGCAAAATACACAAACTATTAAACATTACAGTGACGGATCAATGGGTTCTACTAGTGATGTTAAAACAATCAAAATTGACAATACTACTGAAACTGAAACAAAAGTTGAAAAAGAACTTATCAGAGAATATGCAGTAGTAATAGAACAACCAATAGAAGATACAGTAGTTGTTACTCTAACTGAAGCTGAATATCTTGCTAGAGATGATGTATCTTTATATGATACACAAACTTACAAAGATGCAGTTTGGAATATGAATAGCAGAATTAACGAATGGTATACTACTGAAATTCTTTCTAAGAACTATGGTAACCATTTAGAAGTAATTGGTGCACCGGCGGCGTGGAGTAGAGGATATACAGGTAAAGATAGTATTATTGCTATTCTTGATACTGGTATTGATTTAGACCATAGCGAGTTTGAAAATAAAATTATAGATGCAAAATGTTTTACAAGTACTTGTAAAGCAGGACACGAAACTATACAAGATGAAAATAGATACTCGCACGGAACACACGTTGCAGGTATTGCGGCCGCTAATTTAGATGGCAATGGTACTACAGGTGTTGCTCCTGATGCAAGTTTATTAATTGCTAAAACAGCCTGGAATTTTGGTATGTTTGATTTTAGTACTGCCGACGAAGCTATTGCTTGGTCAGTACAAAATGGTGCTGATGTAATCAATATAAGTGCAAACTATAACTTTGATAGAACTTATATGAACAGTACTACAGAAGTATCGCCAGGTATGTATTTTGCAAATGATACACGAGGTAGAAATGGTATTACATATGACAAGTATGGATATGCGGCCTTATACAGTAGTGATATATATTACAAAAATATTGTAGAAGCTATGAAAGGACATGAAGCAGTTCTTGTATTAGCGGCTGGTAATCAAAATGCTGACTATGCCGGACAGCCTAGTAAACTTGCATTTGAAGATGGTGTAGGTGACAGGGTAATGATTGTTGGTTCATGGGATACACGAACTAATAAAATGGCACATGGTAGTAACAGAGCAGGTACTATATGTTATGACTTTAACTCAATTACAAATACTTGTAATTCAGATGATAAAGTTAGTGATCACTATTTGATCGCTCCTGGTAGATATATTGCGGCTCCTGATGCTAATGGTGAATATAGAACTAATAGTGGTACATCGATGGCGGCTCCTCAGGTTAGTGGTGCAGTTGCTATCATACATCAAATGTGGCCACATATGAAAGGTTCTAATATTAAGAAACTATTGCTAACGACAGCAGATAAAACAATAGCAAACTATGATGTAAATGTTCACGGACAAGGATTGTTAGATCTAGATGCGGCAACACTTCCACAAGGTGTTGTAGGAATTCCTACAACAGGTAGAGCAGATGGAAATACAGTAAGTGTTGATGGAACTATTGCATTTAGTGGCGGTGCTAATATTTCAGCTTTTAATGAAATTATGGTATTAGACGAGTACGATAGAGATTATTATTTCAACGGAAATAATGTCGTACAAGTAAATGATACTAGAACTACTAGTGCTATATTGAATACTAAAGCAGGATTTAACACAAACTATTATGCAGGTTATACTGGCGGACACTTTTTACCAGTTGCACATAATACAATGTTAAGTGTAAATGAAAATGCTAGTCAATATGGAATTGCTACAAACATAAATAAGTTTACAATAGGTTATATTACAGAAGATAAAAGCTTCTTAGGTAATATTGCTGATAGTCCTCTTATGAGAGTTAACGGTTCACAAACTACATACTTAGGTTATAACAATAATCTTGATGTAGGAAATGGCGTTAACGTGTTTGGTAGTGCAACAGTAGGTTTCACTAATCTAAACGTTGATAAAAGCTCAATGCTTAAAAGTGCAGATATGATGTTATCAAATAGTGCTACAATAGGTGTTAAACGTACAATAGACACCCATAGCTTCGGGTTTACAACAAGTATGCCAGTTGCTATAGTAGATGGCGATGCCAAGTTTAATATGCCTTCTACAGTAAGTGCTAATGGTGATATTGAGAATAGCGACATAAACAGTTCGTTAAAATCACAAAATAGAGAGATAGACTTTGGTGTGTTCTACAATGTAGGACTTACTGAAAATAGTACAATCTCAAGTTTTGCAGAAATGAGAACAAACTATGCAGGTACCGAAGACGATACTGTTGAACTAGGTATTAACTATAGGATTACATTTTAATGTCAGTTAAACCATACAAAAGAGGCAAACTAGAGGTCATCGCAGGCCCTATGTTTGCCGGTAAGAGCAGTGAGCTTCTAAAGCGATTGCTCTTTATTGAACACGGTGGACACAAAGTATTAGTGCTAAAGCCTGTTATTGATGATAGATATGATAGCAATTTTATTGTTACACACAATCAACTAAAACATCCAGCAGTAGCAGTTATAGATTTGGAGTTAGTCAAAGATAACTATACAATTAAACCTTATAACTTTCATACAGTATTCATTGACGAAGTACAGTTTTTTGATACGGCAGAAACTATGTGGTTTATTGAAGAAGGATTAAGAGAAGGTGTTAACTTTGTATGTGCAGGATTAGATCAAGACAGTAGAGGTGTTCCTTTTGAAACTACATCAAGATGTTTGGCACTAGCAGATGAAGTTATTAAGATCAAAGCATTCTGTACTATATGTGGTTTAGATGCTGGTAAAACTCAAAGACTAAGAGCCACTAAACTTTCTGATAGAGTAAAAGTAGGTGGTGCAGAAACTTATGAACCAAGGTGCAACGAACATTGGGAGGCAAAGTAAATGGCAAAGCAATATGCAATAAAAGTTGAACTTGCTCCTAACGATTGGATTTACATAACAAAAAGCGATAGCAAACATTGTTGGGATCTTGTTCCAGAAACTTATAAGTCTAAATTAGATGCAGAAAAAGCCGCAGGTATATGGCGTAAAAAATCAACTAGAAACAATGTAAAGGTAGTGAACTATGAAAATTAATATTGGAACTCATCCTAACCCATATAGTATTCTTTACAAGATGGGTATTAATACTGAGCAAAAGATATCTGTAAAGATTAACAAATGGGATACTTGGAATATGGATGTAACACTAGCACATATTATTCATCCTATGCTAGTTCAATTAAAAGAAACAAAAAATACACATCCACCAAAGTTAACAGAACAAGAATGGGATAGTATATTAGATGATATGATATTTGCTTTTAAATCTAAAACTATTGATTGGGAAAGTGAGTTTACTTCAGGTGAATGGGATATGAAATTAGTTGATAAGATTGAACCAGGACTTGCAGAATTAACAGAAGGTCCTAATCATACATATAAAGTTGATACAAAAGGAATGAAAAATTATCAAAAAAGAATAGCAAAAGGCTTTACACTATTTGGAAAATACTATAACCATCTATGGGATTAATTAGAAGAGGAACAATGAATTGGCAGATTACAGTGAACCAGAAAGATATTATGATTGGATGCTATGGAAAATGCGACAAGAAGAAAGTATTGCCAACAAGTATCCAGATGGATATAGCACAGACTGGAGACAATACGAAATGAAATTTGAAGAACAAGTAGTTAAATCAGATCTAAATAAAGAGAAAGAACTATTTTGCATAACCGCAGAAGAATGTGGTGAGTTAGTTCAAGTATGTATGAAAATTGCTAGATGGGGTGTAGATAAGAAAAAGATGCAGGACCTTATTGAAGAAGTTGGCGATGTTGCTTTAATGCTTGACTTGATAGTAGATGCAGGGTTTATTACTAAAGATGAAATTAATGCACGTAAACAAGTTAAAAAACTTAAATTAAAAAAGTACAGTAGTTTACACGGATACAAGTATGAAGGATAAAAAGTTATTTTTAGTTTGGCATGATTCGGGTTGGCCCGGCACTTGGTTGTTATGGTTTATCAATCAACATACAAACTTTCCTAAATTTAAAGGAAGGTATCTATATAGTCCAGTCGCCGGCGCCGCAGGATCAAAGTACGAATTTGATTTGCCATTACATTATAGTTGTGATGGAGTAAGTTGGCATCTAGAAACTAAAATGCCAACTGATCGTAATTTTTTACCTCCAAAAGTAAAAGACAAATTTAATAATAAGACTGTAACATTAGAACAACATAGAAAATACTTTATGACAGATAAGCATGATGAATCTTTTACAAGCATTGCATTAAAACTATCAGCACAACATAATCCACACAAAGCTCGTACTTGGCAAATTAATTCAGACATCGCAAAAGAATGTAAAGTATATAAAAATATTATGATGATCTCAGGAGATTACGAATGGTTAATTGGTAGAAGAATGTATGACTTAACTTTAGATGATAGTGCAAAAGTAAGAAGAGAAAAATTAAAATCAACTTATGTTAAGATGATTGATATGAAAAATGTTACTACAAACTTTCCATATCTAGCAGAAAATGCTCCAAACTATATTGTGAACATAGGCAGGCTATTAAACGAAAGTCAAGGTGAGTACGACAATCTAGTAAGAGCATTAGAAACTGAACCAAGAGAAGATTGGAAAAAGCTAGTAAAAACTGGAACAGTAACATTTCAAAAATATTTAAAGGATAGATAATTGAAGACATATAAGATAGCAGTATTTGGTTGTGGGTTTGTAGGAGGAACAGTTGCTGACTTTTTAGAGCAAGGCGGAGTAGAAGTAACTAGAGTTGATCCTAAACTATACCCAGACACAGATCCAACAGAAGCAATAATGAATACAGATGGTATAATTATTTGTGTACCAACTCCAAGTATGGAAAATGGTTCATGTGATGATAAACATATTAAAGAAGTATTGGAACTATGTGATTACAGAACTAAAGTATTATTAAAGAGTACAGTAACATCAGACTTATTAAGTAGCTATGTACCTAACGTAGTATATAATCCAGAGTTTTTACGAGAAGCAAGTGCTAAAGAAGATTTTGCAAATCAACACACACAAATATTTGGCCATCATAACAATGCATATGATGATGCCGTTTGGTGGGCAGATTTGTTTAATGAAATTCATTCTAAACCTATTGCTACAGAATTTACCAATAGAGAGACAGCTAGTATGATAAAATATGTCCATAATGCTTGGTTAGCCACAAAAGTAGCATGGTTTCATGAACTATATGATACAATGCAACCTGAGGTAAACTATGGCACTTTATCTAGTGTACTAGGTAAATTTTCTACTATAGGATCGACACATATGCTTGTGCCAAACTCTCAAGGAACCCTAGGATATAGTGGGTCTTGTTTTCCTAAAGATCTAAAAGCATTGACAAATATCCTAAATCATAGTATAATAAAGAACGTTGTTAAGGTAAATGAAACCCTATTAATCAAGGAGGTTACAAATGGGAAAAACAATAACTAGTATTGTAACATTAACAGTTGCAATAATTTTAACATATGCTTCAACTGCTAGTGCAGGTGGATTTACATCTGATCCTGTAAAAACAGATAGGGCATACATCAAAGATCATTATATCACTAAAACAATTAGAACACCTAATCCATCTACACAAACTTGTAGAGAAGTTGATGTTCCAATATATGGAAACACAGGTGGTAATACAGATGGTGCAGAAATACTAGGTGCTATCATTGGTGGAGTAATTGGATCTAAAATTGGAAGTGGCGATGGTAGTAAAGTTGCAACAGGTGTTGGTGCTATAATTGGTTCTAAGATTGGTAAAAATAATGCTCAAACTAATAACAATAATATTGTTGGTTATAAGAGACAAACAATCTGTGAAACTAATACAACATATAACACAGTTCAACAAAACGTATATAGCCACAGTACAATTAGATTTACTGATCAAAACGGTAAAGTTTTTGAACTTACATTTCAAAGACAATAACTCAAAATTTATAAAAAGATCCGTGGTGCCTACAATTACGGATCTTTTCTTAGTATTTAAACAGAAGGAATATAAATAGTATGGAAGAGAAAAAGTATTACTACTCAGAAATATTTCATTCTATACAAGGTGAAGGACATTATACAGGAGTACCAACTGCCTGGATAAGATTCTTTTTATGTAACTTACAATGTAGTGGGTTTGGGCAGATTGATCCTACAAATCCTGAAACATATGATTTACCATTTGAAGACTTTGATGTATCAAGTGTAAAGAGAGTTGAAGACTTGCCTGTATGGGAAAAAGGTTGTGATAGTAGTTACACGTGGGCCAAGAAGTTTAAAAGTCTTATGGGTCAAGAAACTCCTTCTGTATTAGCAAATAAAATTGTAGACATAATGAAAAATGAAAGTAACCCTGATGGATTGTTTTTACATCCTGTTACAGGGCAAAGACAGCATTTATGTATTACAGGCGGAGAGCCATTAATGGCAACAGGGCAAATGGCTACAGTAGGAATATATGAAGAACTTGAAAGACAAAATAACTTACCAGAGTCAATGACATTTGAAACAAATGGTACACAAAAACTCAGAGAACCATTTATGGAATGGGTTAAGAGAATTGATACAGAAATATTTTTTAGTTGTAGTCCTAAACTATTTACAGTATCAGGAGAAGCTCCTGGTAAAGCAATTAAGCCTGAAGTAGTTGCAGAGTACAGAAAACTATCTAGTAAAGGGCAATTAAAATTTGTAGTAGGTCCTAAAGATAGAGAGTGGGATGAGATGGAATCAGTAATTAAACAGTTTAAAGATGCAGGTGTTGACTGGCCCGTATGGGTTATGCCAACAGGTGCTAGAGAAGAAGAGCAGACTGCAGGTGCAGGTAAAGTTGCAGAAAAAGCATTTAAACGTGGGTACAATGTTGCGGCAAGAGTACACGTTTACTTGTTTGGTAATGCTATAGGAACATAATGGAATATAAAAAGAAATTGGATGACAAGATAAAAGAACTTAACTCTACAAGGGTATTTAAAAAAGTTACACCAAAGGGTGATTTATCTTGGTATGTAAAATGGACAGCAAGTATATTAATTCTTTTTGCAACCGTTGCTAGAGCAACAGGTACTGTACCACAAGTTGATTTATGGTTTGGATTATTTGGAACTATGGGTTGGTTTTGGGTTGGAATGCTTTGGCATGATAGGGCTCTTATCATGCTTAATGGGGTATTAGTAACATTAATTATAATGGGACTTGTGAAATATTATTTTGGAGTAGCATAATGGCTTACAGTAAAAAAGTTATGGATCATTACAATAATCCACGTAATGTAGGTAAGATGGATAAAGAAGATCCTAAGGTAGGAACAGGAATGGTAGGTGCTCCTGCTTGTGGTGATGTAATGCAGTTACAAATTAAAGTAGAAGGCGAAGTTATAGAAGATGCTTGTTTTAAAACATACGGTTGTGGAAGTGCGATTGCTAGTAGCAGTCTTGTAACAGAAATGATTAAAGGTATGACACTAGGAGAAGCAAAGGCAGTTAAAAATATGGACATAGTAGATGAACTATCATTACCTCCAGTTAAAATTCATTGTAGTGTATTGGCGGAAGATGCTATTAAGTCAGCAGTAAAGAATTATCAGAACAAAAATAGAATGCATAGATAATGGCAAGTATATCAGAATGGGCAGAGAACTTAGATCTCATAGAAGATGGTACAGAAAAACTAACGTATCTAGTTGAGTTAGCTAGAAAAGAAACTAGCCTACCACCAGAACTAAGAACAGAAGATCGTTTAATAGGTGGATGTATGTCAAAGATATGGGTTGATGTAGGAATTGTAGAAGATAAAGTAAAAGTTTACTACGACAGTGATGCAATGATCACTAAAGGAATAACAAGTATTGTATGTGATTGTTTTTCAGATAAAACAGTTGCTGATGCTAAGAAAATTAAACTAGAAGACTTTGAAAAGTTAAACATTCAACAGTTGTTAACACCACAAAGAAGAAATGGGTTAGGTAGTTTAATTGGGACAATAATAAAAAGGATAGAATCGATATGACAAAGATAGGTAATTACGTATTCACTAGCGAAAGTGTTAGTGACGGGCACCCAGACAAAGTAGCAGATCAAATTAGTGATGCTCTAGTTGATGCGGGTCTAAAGAATGGCGATGATACCACAAGAGTAGCAGTTGAAACTCTTGTAACAACAAATCTTGTAACCGTTGCAGGTGAAGTTAAAAACTTTAATGTAACAAAAGAAGAAGTAGAACAAATTGTAAGAAACAAAGTAAAAGAAATAGGCTATGAACAAGATGGATTTCATTGGGATAAATTAAAAGTCTACAATGAAATACATTCACAGAGTGCAGATATTGGATTAGGTACAGACGACTTTGGTGCAGGAGATCAAGGTATTATGTTTGGTTATGCTTGTAATGAGAATGAATCATACTTACCAGCACCAATACATTATTCACACGAGATTCTTAAACAATTAAAAACACAAAGACAACACGTATTAGGTCCTGATAGTAAATCACAAGTAAGTATTGAATACGTAGGTGGTATACCCAAAAGAGTAGATCAAGTTATTATCAGTAGTCAACATGGCGAAGGACAAATTCAACAAGCAAGAAATATATGTAAGTTAGCAGGAATGACAGTATTGGAAGGTTTATATGATGAAAATACTACATGGCATCTTAATCCAACCGGTAACTTTGTTATCGGCGGTCCTGACGGTGATACTGGCCTTACAGGCAGAAAGATTATCGTTGATACATATGGGGGCTTTGCTCCTCACGGTGGTGGCGCTTTTAGCGGAAAGGACCCTACGAAAGTAGATAGAAGTGCGGCATATATGGCACGTTGGTTAGCAAAAAACGTTGTAGCAGACAATATGGCTGATTGGTGTAGTATCCAATTAAGTTATGCTATTGGTATTAAAGAACCAACAAGTATATACGTTGATAGTAATGGACATAACAAAAGTATTGAAAAGTTTATTAAAGAAAATATTGACCTAACACCAAAAGGAATCATTGACAAATTCGATTTATTCAAGTATTATATGTATAGTAAGAATTGTACATTTGGACATTTTGGAAATAAAGATGTACCGTGGGAGAAAATAGGATGGTAAAAGTAAATATATTATGGGCGTCAATGTTTGGAACCGCAGAAGATGTTGCAATTGACGTACACGAAAAAGTAAAAGATAAAGGCGTAGAAATATTTGAAATGAATGATGTTTCAATGGAAGACTTCCAAGCAATGGAAAACGTTGTATTTGTTTCTAGTAGCACAGGACAAGGTGATGTACCTACTAATGGTGAAAACTTTTATAGTGAACTAGAAAAAGCAGAACTTGATCTAAGTAAAACAAAATATGCAGTATGTGCATTAGGTGATAGTTCTCATACAAATTTCTGTGGTGCAGGTAAAAAGATAGATGCACGAATGGAAGCACTCGGAGCAACACGAATAGCAGATAGGCTTGAGTGTGATGGCGACGATGAAGGTGCTAGAGAATATTCAGAAGATTCAATAGCAAAACTTATAGGATGATAAATGTTTAAAAAACTAAAAAATCTAATGTCAGGTAGTAGCAATAGACAGCAAATAATGTCTGACAAAGAAAAAGCAACAGCCGAAGGCAAACCTTTTGTAAAAGTAATTGATGTTAAGTTTGATGAAAAGAATCCAGGAGATGGATACTTTGAGTTAGAATGGAACAAACACTTTGTAACTAAATTAGAAGAAGCAGGTTATAGTGGCAAAGATGAAAATGAAACAGTCGATGCATGGTTTACTACACTATGCAGAGGAATTGCAGAAGATGAATCTACGTCGTAGATTCTATAAACTTAAATTATAAGGAATAAAATGTTGAGTTATATTTTAGTTGATGCCGCTAATATGTTTTTTAGAGCAAGGCACGTTGTAAGAGGAAGTGATATGAAAACTAAGATTGGTATGTCATATCATATTATTTTTAATAGTATTAACAAGGTGTGGCGTGAGCAACAAGGCACACACGTTGTATTATGCTTAGAAGGACGTAGCTGGCGTAAAGACGCATACGAGCCTTATAAACGTAACAGAGCTGAAGCAAGGTCTGCTTTAACAGATCAAGAGAAAACTGAAGACGAAGAGTTTTGGCAAGCATTTGATGAACTGCAACAGTTCTTTAAAGACAAAACAAATTGTACAGTATTACAAAACAAAGAGTGCGAAGCAGATGACTTTATTGCACGTTGGATTCACAATCACCCTAATGATAAACATTGTATAGTAAGTAGCGATAGTGACTTCTATCAGCTTATTAAAGAGAATGTAACACAATACAATGGTATCATGGGACAATTAATTACTATAGATGGCATATTTGATGATAGTGGTAAAGCTATTATTGATAAGAAAACTAAAGAACCTAAGTTACTAGGAGACCCAGAATACTTATTATTTGAGAAGTGTATACGAGGTGATACTAGTGATAATATCTTTAGTGCATTTCCTGGTGCTCGTAAAAAAGGTACTAAGAATAAAGTAGGTATGCTAGAAGCCTTTGCTGATAAAGGTGCAAAAGGCTTTAATTGGAATAACTTTATGTTACAACGATGGGTTGATCATGAGAATGTAGAACACAGAGTACTTGATGACTATCAACGTAATTTACAGTTAATTGATCTTAATGCACAACCAGATGAGATTAAACAAAAGCTAGATGGTGCTATTGTTGAACAAGTGCAGAAGCAACCTAAGTCACAAGTAGGTATTCATTTTATGAAGTTCTGTGGCAAATGGGATATGCAAAGAGTATCTGAAAAAGCACAGGATCATTCACAATATTTAAATTCAAGTTATGGGAGTGCAAATGCCTAGAGCATATATTTTTGATGTAGACGGAACATTAACACCTAGTAGAACTTTAATGGATCCAGAGTTTTCAAAATTCTTTTATGAATTTTGTACTAACAATAATGTTTATATAGTAACTGGTAGTGACAAATATAAAACAGTTGAACAATTAGGTGAAGCAAACTATAGTATGGCTAAGAAAGCATATCAATGTAGTGGCAATGATGTATACGAAGGTGACAAAAGCATATACTCAAATGATTGGAAAATTAGTGAAGAGATAAGAACATTCTTAGAAGAGATGTTAGATGAATCAGATTTTAAAAAACGAATAGGTAAACACATTGATGAACGAATAGGCTTATGTAATTTTAGTATACTAGGTAGAGGAACAGAGTCTGCTAAAGAAGACAGAGAGCAGTATGATAACGATAGATCAGAATATCAAGAGTTTGATAAGAAAACCAATGAAAGAGAATACATCTGTAAAAAGTTTAATAGACAATTTGAATCTAAAGGTGTAAGGGCTCAAGTAGCAGGATCAACTGGTGTAGATATAATGCAAGTAGGAGCAGACAAAGGACAAATTATAAATGACTTTGACAATATGAACATATACTTTTTTGGTGATATGATGCAACCAGGCGGTAATGACGAACCTCTTAAAAATGCTATAATCAAACGTAATAATAATAACGATAAGTGTTATCAAGTAAATGGGTGGGAACAAACATTTAGTTTATTAAAGGCAATGAATGACAGCTGAGTTCGGAATACTTATGGGAGTAGGTGGAACATTAATATCAATCCTAGGATTCTTTATTGCATTTAAAATAGCAACATACGAAAAAACTGATAAAGAAGAACCTGATAATCCAATAACTGAATTTTGGAAAGACTTTCCAGGTAATAAAAAATAATGGAATTTGTAATTAACAGAGTGGAGAAATTAAAAATAATGGAAAATATAGAAATAGAATCAATTAGACAAGACTTGACAGAACGTTTGAAACAAGGTAAACTAGTTGTAAAGTTTAATAAATTAAATGGTGACTATAGAGAAATGACTTGTACATTGCAAGAAGATATATTACCTCCAGCTAAAAAAGAAGATCCATTAAGTCAAAAGAAAGTTAGAAATATCAATCCAGAAGTATTAAGTGTATGGGATACTAAAGCCAATGGATGGCGTGGATTTAGAATAGACAGGATTATTGAAGTTGAAGATGTTAAAGATTAAACAAATAATCAAAGACAAATATTGGATAGTTGAAAGTGGCTACGGTAAAGTAGGTACAGTAAGAAAACTTGACAATGGATTTGAATATTTTAATCAAGACGATAATACAAAAGAATTACTTCCAAATTTAGATAGGTTTAAAGAAACAGTAGTATTACAGACTACTAATGAAAACCAAGAGTACAAAGGATTTCCAACAAATACTCCTATATTATTTGAAGTAGAAGATGAATCTAGAGCTTTATTTAAAAAAGCTAAAGATGGGAAAACAATATTTGTTGCAGGCTATTATATTTTAAAGTATGATGGTATGGGGTGGCAACACGCATTTTGTCCTAAATTAGAAACATTGGACAAATATGAACACCGAGGCCCCTATCTCACAGAGTGGGATATGAATTTAAACTTAAAAAAGGCTAAAAAAGAATGAGAAACTTAATATTATCTTTGTTAGTACTGTTTACTATTGCAAACGTGACATATGCACAAACAGTTAGTCCAGACAGTTTATTGGATGGCTCACCGCCAGATATGTCAAATTCTACTCCTAAACAGGAAAAGAAACAGGTAGAGAAAGATCCAGAAAAACAGTTGCCAGCTCAGTCGTGGGATGAAACAGGGTGGATCCAACATAATAGATCCTTACAATGTCATACTATAGACAATGTTAGAGCATTTACAATGGCACGTGGACAGCAAATAATATTATCTGGGTTTAAAGCACCTCAATATGTACCCGCTGATCCGTTTGAAGGATTAATTATAACACAGAATCTTACAACAGGTGAGTATACATTGATGCTAGTTCAAGTATCTACTGGTCTAACTTGTATCGTACAAATGGGTACGGCTATACAATCAACATTAGACGTTATTAAACAGTTGGAACAAGACCAAAGCACAGAAAAATAAGCCATTAACTGATGTTTTTTCTTACAAGTATGCTAAATACAAGTAATAAGGAGAAACATTTAATGGCTAGACCAAAACCTACAATTATACTTGACTCAGTTGATAAGTCATATAATAGTGAACAAATACTTAATGCCGTTGCAATATATGCGGTGTATTATGAAAACAAACCTATCAATCTAAGGACTATGAATACGTTAGTAAACTATCCAGGTCCAAAGTATAAAAAGGTTAGTTTCTCAAATAGCGGTCATGCTTTTAATTTAGCAGATAGGCTGAATAAAAAGTTTAATACAGATAAGTTTAGTGTGGTAAAACTAGTTGATGGACAAACGATCAGTAGAGATGCAAAAGGTTCAGATTAAGATTCTGAAACTTATTACTGACGATAAAAATATATCCATCAAAACAGTTTTTAAAAATACACAGACCTTAAGATTGACAAAAACAGGTTTGAGACTATTAGGAAAGCAATATGATAAATGGACAGTAGACCCGCCAGTTCTTAGTGCAGGTAACTTAATCCAATTATTAAGAAAAATGAGATATCCTTATTATATAGATAAAAAGAAAATGGTTTTATTCACAGAACAAGATGCATTTCTTGCTAAACTAGCAGGAACCCAAGGTTGGTTAGATGGCAAAGATTAATAACTTTGATTTACCAGATAAGATAGAAGTCAGATGTACAGACAATGACGAAACTTATCAAGTAGATTACATATCAAACACACAACATTCAATTAAAACTGCCTTACACGGAGTCCCTTTAAATTTCGTTCATTTAAAACGTAATCTTTACATAGCCAATTGGCGTGGTAAAGAGTTTGTTATGTCATTATGATAAAATTAGATTTACACGGATACACAATACACAATGCCTGGAAAGAATTTACCAGACACGTTAATGAGTGTTACTATAATGAAATTAAAGAAACTGAAATTATCACAGGACACGGTGCAATAGCAGAAGAAATAATTGCTTGGGTACATTCCAATGTAAACTGTAAAACTATTATCAGAAATCCAAAAAATACAGGAGCATTTTTAATTAAAATAAAGAAAAAGAAATTATCTCACAAGGTTACTATAGGTGAAGTAAAAAAACCAACGTTAGATCTTTCTAAACTAATTAAAAAATTTAACGATCATTAGATAAAGAAAGTAAATTTATGGAATCTGAATTTAGTCAATTTGTAAGACAATTAGAAAAGATAGAAATGGAAACAAAAATTAAAAAGATAAAAATAAATCCAAAAGAGAATGCCAAGTGGTGGTATAATTTAAGTCTTGAGGATAAACAAAAAGCATTCTATGCAGTAATAAGCAGAATGCATAAAGCAGAAATACAAGAAAAAAATAACTATAGAGATTCTCTATATAACGTATTTAAATTTGGTGCAGATATGTACGATGCAGGTATTGAATGTGGATATAGAGAATTACAAGAAAAGTTAGAAGAAGATGATACATTAAGTAACTTATCTAATTTACAGATATCTGATGCTAATGGTATCTTTAATGTAGATGTTAACGTCGACCAGATGGAAATAGAAACAGAAGATAGTCACGGTGGTGGCAAAACCTTAAAAATAAAAGTACTAAATACTGAAGAAGAGGAATAGTAAAATGCAAGTACGTTTGGTCAGTTATAGCAAACCAACAGAACATTTTGAGGCTGAAGGGCTAAACAATGCTCAAGACCTCATAGCCTATTGTGCTAAAGTAAGCAATCCTAATGCACAAATTAATAAGAAGACTAGCAGTAAATTAATATCATACCTAATTAAACATAAGCACTGGTCACCATTAGAGATGGTTAGTGCTTGTTTAGAAATTGAAACAACCAGAGATATAGCCAGACAATTACTAAGGCATCGTAGTTTTAGTTTTCAAGAGTTTAGTCAACGTTATGCTGATGTTAACGAGCAAGGTATGCAGTTTAAGATTAGAGAAACACGTAAACAAGATCTTACTAATAGACAAAACTCAATTGAAATTGAGAACAACCCAGAATTACAATTAAATGTAAAAGATCAAGAACTAATTACTAATTGGCAAAGAAAGCAACACGGAGTAATAAATAATTGTAAGGAAGTATATAATTGGGCTATTGAAAATGGCATTGCTAAAGAACAAGCAAGAGCAGTACTGCCAGAAGGACTTACGTCAAGTAGACTATATGCAAATGGCACATTAAGAAGTTGGGTTCATTATATAGAATTACGTGGAGCAAATGGCACACAAAAAGAGCATATGGAAATAGCTCGTGCCTGTGCAGACGTTATTGCAGAAATATTTCCATTAATTAGAGAATTAAAAATATGAGAATGAATAAAAAAGTATTGCAGGATCTAGCAAAATTTATACAAATGAGGTATAATATAGATGTAACAAAGCATAATGAAAAGACTCCAGAGCTTTTTAAAAATTTTATGAGAATGCAATACTGGCTAGACGAAATAATACTAGAAAGATATTTTGGTCCTAATGATAATCCGGAAGAAGAAGGAACATATTGGACTCAGCAGTTAAAATGGAATACACGTAGAACAGGACAAAAGCTATTAGAATATATTAATACTATACAAGACCAAAGTCCACAAGTTCCATTAAAGATACTTGATGTAGGATGTGGCGAAAACGAATGGAAATCAAAATTAGGTGGAAGGTTATTAGGCATAGACCCTTTCCATCCTAATGCAGATATTAGAATGGGTATAAATGAATTTGCTAGTTTAAAAGAACATCAAAACAAATACGATATTGTACTAGCACTAGGAAGTATAAATTTTGGAGATCAAGTAGAAATAAGCAAACAGGTCAGTAATGTTGTTAACTTAACAAAACCTGGAGGAAAGATATTCTGGAGATGCAATCCTGGTATCACACACGACAACGAACACGCCAAGTGGGTTGATTTCTTTAACTGGTCAGAAGAATACATTATGGATATTTCAGAAAAGGTTAACTGTACAGTTAACGAAATAAGTTGGGACCATGATGAGACTGACGAAGATGTAAGATGGGGGAATCGCTATTACAGTGAGTGGACCAAGCAGGCTTTTAAGACATAAAGTTTTAGCTAAATACATATATAGAAAAGGTAATAAAACTTTATGTTGAAGAAACTAGTAAACCAAGTTCTAGGTAACGTAGCCAGGCTACTTATCGTTGTGTCTATAACAGTTATAGTCACTTCTCACTACCGTCCAATACAAGAAACCATACATAACGGAATAGGTTACATATACGACCAAAATAAAATAGTTGGTGAAGCATTATATGATGTGAATGGATTTTTATTGAATGGTAAACATTTTGATCTAGAACGCAGTCAAAAATTTACAATATATGAAAACTATACTCGTATTGTTATTATTAATATAGTTAACGAAAAAGAACCAGAGAATACTTCATTTAATGGTAGAGGTACAGGATTCTTTATTAAAGTAACAGACACAGAAGGTTATATCATTACAAACCATCATGTTATATCAAGAGCAATAGAAAACGAAGATATAAAAATAAATGTTTTAACAGCCGAAGATTATTGGACCTATAATGCAGAAATAGTAGGTTATGATGCAGTATCAGATATTGGCGTTATCAAAATTAATAAACAAGACGATGAACATTGGAAAACTTTAAAGTTTGCTGATACTGATGATTACAATACTGGTGATCCTGTAGTTATTATAGGACACGGAATGGGTATGCCTTGGACAACAACACAAGGACATATTACACATTCACAACGATATGGTTTAAGACCATATGCATTAATGATTCAAACTGATGCAGTAATTAATCAAGGAAATAGTGGCGGACCTATATTAAATTTAGAAGGTAATATAGTTGGTGTAGCACAGGCTATATACAGTCCAGGTAGACAAATCCCTGGTTGGGATGGAGTAGGAGTAGCAATATCCGCAGATCAAGCATTAAGATCATACGAATATATAATGAGCCCTCATTATAAATCTAAAGGATATGTACCTTATGCAGAGCTTCCTTTTAGTATGGGCACTTTTGAAATACAAGATGTTAAAGATATACCAAAAGACGAAAGACACATGGCGTACATAAATTATCCTGAAGTAGAAGAAGGTAAAGAAGCACCAAAGAAAACAGTAGGTGAATTGGCTGGATTACTACAAGGTGATATTTTGATAGAAATAAATGGTAAAAGAATAGAGAATAGTTTCGGAGTTATGAAACTTACTTTACAAGCATTTCCAGGTGACGTATGGGATGTAACAGTTAAACGAGGAGAAGAGCTAATTTCACTAAAAATTGCACTAACCGAGTTTGATCACTCAAAAATCGTTAAATCAATCGCACAAATAGCACGATAATATTCATTGACAAATTAGCCAAGATATCTTATAATATACTTATTATTAATGATAATAAACGGAGAAAATATTATGGATCAAATTATTAAATGGCACAAGGATCTATCTGAGTCAGTTAGAAAAAAATTAGGTATGTCACATTATGCTATCTATTGGGTATCCTTCTTTAAAGGTATTCTTTTTATACTACTTGTATTAGCACTAGTAGGTTGTAGTACATCAGCTAAAGCAAATGATATAGCTATTCCAAAATATTTCTTTGCAAATGAACTTACAAAAGAAACTTGTTCACTAGAAGGTGTGCATGGTTATGGAAGTTGGGGCAAAACCCATTGGGAAATGGATCTTGCTATAACACACGTGAGCAAGTCAAAAAATCCTGAACTTCAAGGTAATAACTATGATCACCTAATGAAACTTACTGAGTATGATTGGAACAAAGATCATGAACTAAGATCAAATAGTATATATGTTAATCACGAAAAACATACTAATAGATTAGCACTATTACACGGAACTATTGTTTATGCAATCGTAAACAACAAAATGGAAGAACATGGTCCAATTATTGCTGAAGTTATGGTAGCCTGGGCAGAAGCAGGTGTGATGTTAAGTACTTTAACTTCCGAAGAAATTAGAAAATTAAAAGACCAAGGCAAAGTTGATAATCTATGTTATGGAAATGGTAAAGGTGACGGTAGTAAACCTTGTATTTCTCATAGACCACACGAAGCTCAGATATTTGGAGCCACTTATATGCAACAAGCATATTTAATGAAAGATCAATTTACAGAAGAACAATTTAAAATTGTTGATGAGTATATTGAAACCTTATACAAAAAATATGTTAAACCAATGGCTATTAGTTCTTTGAAGTTAAATAAACATACCAGAGGTTTTATACAGTTAGCTGATGGAACTATTGGAATACTATCATATTTGGCTTGGAAAGATAAACCAGAACAAATAGTAAAGTGGATTGAAAAAGGAATTGCTAAAGCTGATCATGTTTTATACAAAGATGGATATATTCATAACAACAGTTTCAGAGGTGTTAGAGATGTATGGTATCATTCACAAGGTGTAAACAATTTGCTAGGACTATATGCCATAGCTGAACTATGGGGTTATAAGCAGTTTCCAAAAGATTTAAAGAAAAGAATAGACAAAAGTGTAGATATACTTAACTTGGGTCTTACAGACGTTAAAACTTACAGAAAACGTAAGGATCCATCAGGAATGAAGAATCATACAAAAGACAAATCTCATTCAGCATACCACGTACACCAAATGGCTATATCACTAGACTGGTTAATTGAGAATTATACAGATAGAGATCATACTATAGTTGCAGATGATGGAATGTGGAAATCTAAAAAATCAGCTTATTTTGTAGACAGAAACTTTGGATTTGAGCCAAAGTGTATGAATTAATACAAAAATAATTTAAATTAATTTAAAAACCCTTGTAATATAAGGGTTTTTTTATGATCTTTTTTTGTATAAAAGGTTGACAATCAAGACGTCTTACTGTATTATAATAGTATAGTTAGAAACAAAGGAGAAATATAAATGATTAGAATAACACTTTCAATTTTATGTTTAATTTTAGCAGTAGGTTGTATTGACGGTCCAACAGGTTACGAATCAAATAACTGGTTAGGATGTTTTCTTTTTGCAATCACTGGAATCGTGCTAGGTATCTGGGCACTTATGACAGATAAAACTTTAACAGAAAATAATTAATTTATAGGTTGACAAAATAAGTAAGATATCTTATTATAATATTATATGCCAAAGAAAGCAAACTTAGAAGAAGGACAAAAAATGCAAACTGCGATATCAGATACAAGAACTGTAAAAATTAGCGAAGCCACTACTTTGATTACTAGGGCTTTTAAAAAGAAGAGACCTGTATTTTTATGGGGTCCTCCAGGAATTGGTAAATCAGAATTAATCCAAGGTATTGGTGATTCTGGTGCATTAGGTAAGACTCACGTTGTTGATATGAGACTTGCACTATTTGAGCCAACTGACCTTAGAGGTTACCCAGCTCCAGATCTTAAAAATGGTAAAATGGTTTGGTTACCACCAGCTGATTTACCTTCAGAAGAATTTGCGAAACAGTTTGATACTGTTATCGTTTTCTTAGACGAAATGAACTCTGCCGCTCCTAGTGTACAGGCCGCAGGTTATCAGTTAATTCTTAATAGACGAATTGGTCAATATGTATTACCAGACAATGTAGTTTTAATTGCCGCTGGTAATAGAGAGACTGACAAAGGTGTTACTTATAGAATGCCTAAGCCACTTGAGAATAGATTCGTACACTTTGAACTACGTGTTGATTTTACAGATTGGTTAAATTGGGCAGTTCATAATAATGTTAACCCAGATGTAGTTGGATACCTTTCATTTGCCAAAGGTGATCTTTATAACTTTGATCCACAATCAAGTTCACGTGGATTTGCTACACCAAGGGCTTGGACATTTACTTCAGAATTACTAGAAGATGGTGATGAACTTTCTGAAAGTCTACAAACAGATATGGTTGCAGGTTGTGTAGGAGAAGGTGTTGCTGTCAAGTTTATGGCTCATAGAAAAATTGCAGGTGACCTTCCTGTTCCAGAAGATGTACTAGATGCTAAAGTTAAGAAAGTTGATAATACTGAAGTATCAGCTATGTATGCTCTTGCTACATCACTATGTTATGAGTTGAGAGATAGTTTTATTGCTGGTGAAAAAGCTGGTGCTAAATCTAAGGAGATGGACAAATACCATAAAAGGTTCTCAAACTTCATCAGCTTTATGATGGATAACTTTGAAACTGAAATGGTTGTTATGGCTTCTAGGATTGCAATGCAACAGTACAAGCTAGTACCTAAGCAACAAAAGATAGAGAGGTTTGATGAGTACTTTAACCGATATGGTAGACTCGTACTTGACGCCTAAATTAAAAGAGGGAGAGACAGTTGATCTCTCCCAATTTACCCCAAGACAGAGAACTAACATTAGATTATATGGTTTGGGATTCAAAGATTATACTGCTAGTGATATTAGTAAATACAAGCAAGAGTGGATGAAAAACTGTGAAATTATTCCATTATACAGTAAAGGACATAAGACTTGGATAACTAAATTTTGTAGAAAACACTTTTATCACCAAGATTTTCATATTGAAATTGATAAAGTTTTCTTTAAAAACCAACCAGATGCAATGGTATTTAAATTGTCATATAAAGGTTGACATATGTTGGTAAAGATAGTATTATATAGTTATAAGTTAGATAAGGGACATAAAGATGAATAAAACTGCTGAAGAAAGAATTACACAATCTAGAGTTAGGTTGCTATTAACTAAACCGTTTTTTGGGCAATTGGCTGTTAGATTAAAAATTGAAGAAGCTGACTATTTGCCTACTGCGGCAACAGATGGTAGAAAGTTTCTTTTTAATCGTGATTTTGTAAACAGTTTAACAGATCCTATGTTAGACTTTTTAGTGGGACATGAAGTATTGCATTGTGTATTTGATCATATGCAGGCAAGAGGAGATCGTGAACCGCAATTATATAATGCGGCCGCTGATTATAATATTAATATGACACTAGTTGAACAAAACGTAGGTGAACCAATTACAGAAGATAAACTAGGTGGTGGCAAAATTTGTCTTGATTGGAAATATCAAGGTTGGAATAGTTTTGAAATTTATGATCATCTTAAAGCAAATAAAAAAGATGCTAAAGGTATGGATGTACACTTAGAAGAAATTAAGCCAGGTGACAAAGATGGCAAAGGTATAGGTGCTGAATTAAGTGAAGAAGAAAAGAAAGCACTAGCAGACGAAATTAAACAAGCGGCAATCCAAGCGGCACAAAATGCTGGTATGGATGTGCCTGAATCCGTTAAGAGAATGATTAATGAATTAATTGCTCCTAAAATGGATTGGAGAGATATTCTTAGAACACAATTAGAAAGTTCTCTTAAAAACGATTTTACTTTTATGCGTCCAAGTAAAAGGTCAGGAGAAGTTATTTTTCCTGGTATGAATAAGGACGAGCAATTGAATATAGCGATTGCATTAGATACTTCAGGAAGTATAAGTCAAGATATGCTTCGTGACTTCCTATCTGAAGTACAGGGTATTATGGATCAGTATAATAGCTATAAAGTTACTATTATGCAATTTGACACTAAGGTTTATGGTGTTGAAGAATTCCATAGTGATGATGGACGAACTATGAACGACTACCAACTTGAAGGTGGTGGTGGAACTGACTTTGATGCAGTTTATAACTATATGGAATTGAACGACATCAATCCAGATCAGTTAGTCATGTTCACAGACGGATACCCTTGGGAAAGTTGGGGTAACCCAGACTACTGTGATTCATTATTTGTAATCCATAGTGATAAGCAAAAAAGAATTAAAGCACCATTTGGTGTCACAGTACATTACGAAGCAACATAAAGAAAAGGAAAATATGAGTAAAATAGGTAAAGTAAAATGGTTTAATGGAACTAAAGGTTTTGGTTTTATTGCCGTTGACGGCGACGAGAAGGATATCTTTGTACATATTTCAGCAGTAAAGGATTCAGGAATTGATTCACTTGTAGAAGGTGATACTATTGAATTTGAAGTTGAAGATGGTAACAAAGGACCAGTGGCTGTTCAGTTAAAGAAACAGTAGTACGGTACTAATATGGGATTAGTTAATAAACAAGCTAAGACTAAAGATAAAATAAGGTTAGTATCAAATGGTAACAGTTTAAGTAATTCTGATATGGAGTTACTCAAAGGTACTCTATTGCTAGAAAAGATGGTTAGGAATAGAGTAGTAATTGTTACCAACAATGAAGATATATCCTGGAAGTCATTAGTTGATAATATTTCTGGGTTGTATCACATTAAACCTTTAGATAAGGTAAAACATATATACCAACTATGGTTTGAGCTACCCAAAGATATTGAACAGTTCAAAAAGAACCTTTATGTTAGCAAATTAGCAGATACCGCACACGAGCCGGCATAAATAAACATAGTAGTTAATTAATCAAAGGAGATTAAAATGGCAGAAGAAAATAAAAATGCTGAAGCAGTAACATTGTCTATTCAGGACATTGTTCTTTCAGCTAATATTATTGACCTTGCTACACAACGTGGCGCATTTAAAGCCGCTGAAGCAGGTCAAGTAGGAAAATGTTTTGAAAAGCTAGTAGCTTTTATTAAAGCAAATACACCGGAACAACCTGAAGATGCAAAAGTTGAAACTGATGCAAAAGCAGAAACTCCGGCAAAGGAGTAATAATATGAGAAATACAAAACACGTTGGTAAATTGGCCAACACGCAGAAAAAAGTTGTAGTTGTATTCAGAGAATTACCAGATGATCCAAAAAGTTGTTTGGTTGTAGATACTGATGCACTAGCAGACTGGATGCATGATGATGTAATCAATGCAGTAGAAGCACCAGGTGCTCAAGCGAGTCCTAACTTCTACGAGTATGCAGAGAGAACTGTAATGGCAGACGGTACTAATATGCTTCAAACACTTCACAAGACAGGAAGACTTATGAAACAGTCTACTGATAATGTGTTAATGACACCTAATGCAGAAATTGCAGTAGGCTTAACTGAAATTAATAACATTGTTCGTGAAGAAACTAAAGGTGCACCTATTGTAGCACCACCAACGGATGAGACTCCAATGGCGGGTAAAGAAGTTAAAGCTGACCAAGCCGCTCCTGCACCAGTTGCAGAAACTGCTACACCAGGTGAGACTCTTGATGATACACAGATGGCAAAGAACTTATTAGCTCAAGCTAAATCGTTTGAGTCAGAAGCTAAAAACTTAAAAGCTCAGGCATATGAATTGGCACCAGGTTTAAAACCAGGACCAAAGAAGACTGATGCTAAAGTTACTGAACCAGCTGAATAATTAAAAACAAGAAGGCGGGCAAAAAATGCCAATTGAAAGAAAAGATAGATCTTTTGATCTGATCTTTGATCAAGTATCTATGGACCATATACCAGCAGAGTATATTAAAGAGGTCCAAATAAACCTAGCTACTGGTGAGAAGGTTGTACTGACTCAAGAAGATCTAAAAAAGATAAAAGAAGAATCTCCAAAAGATGATATCTTAAAAGCATTAACAGTAGACTCTATGTCAAAAATTAATCTTAAATTAGATTATGACGCAATTAAATCAGACGTGATGAATGGCGTTACAGGATTTTTAGGAAAACACTTTGACAAATAATATTAATGTATGGCTATGCGGTATACCAGGATCTAGGTGGAGCGGAATTGATATACAATTACGTTCTATCTTAACCTGTGATCGTACAGACGAAACTCCAGAAAGAACTCAATATCATAGACCTAAAACACCAGGTGATGTTAACAATGGACATCGTGGTAGTTATTGGGGTCCAGGAATGGGCTGTGGTGAAGATTGGATAGACTTTAATTTTCTTACACCTAATAAACTACAGGATGATATTAATGATGTATTCTCTGGAGAGGGATATCGTATTATTAAAGGTCATGTGTTTGCTAGGCATTTTAATTTAGATTACATATGGAATCACTTTCCAGGTGATAAGATTATGTTAGTTTATAGAGAACCTCAAAAGAGCTTTGCTTGGTGGAGTGAAGTTATGTGTTTTGATGAGGATCATTATCCAGATTATAGACCTGGATATAAAAACTATGATAGAATGTGGGAACTGTTATGGCAAGAAAGTAGTAGTATTACAGACTTTGCAGTTCGTAAAGGACTAGAATTCAAACCGTGGAGTACAGAACTATTTAAAAACTGGAATTCATTTAACCTAGATAAATCTTTGGAGTATGTAGAGGTAAATAAACATAAGCATTCAGATGTTTATATTGCATCAGCAACAATTCCGGAGAGATAGAATGGGATCACCTTTTAAAAGTCCTTGGCACTTTGACAAGTTTAGAGAAGACCAAGAAGGCGAATATGTAAAAATAGTAGGTCGTTTTATAGGCGACTGGACTGATGAAATAGAATTAGCTAGATCAAAGGGTGTACAAAATCAAGCATACAACGAGCAAAGATACGAACACGCCGCTAATAAAAAAAGCGAAAATCACGTAGAAGAAGATAAAGAGAACCCAGATGGCAAACCAGAAGCCGTTATGTTCCGTAAGGTAAACTTTGACAAATATCCAGACGAGTTCCCTCAATTTACCAAAATCACAGAATTTTTAAAATTTAACAAAGACGATAAACTAACTTGTAAGTTTAACGATCAATACCCTAATGATCAGCTTATGTGGCATATAGATAACTTACCAGGTAATCCACGTGGTGAACGGGTAATAGATAATCCAGATTTCCAATATCAAAACAGTAACAAAATAAGATTCCTCATTCCTATGGAAGATTGGGAGCCAGGACAGATATTTCAATTTGGTAATCGTGTATATACACAATGGAAAGCAGGTACTATATTCACGTGGGAGTGGAGTACATTACCTCATTTAACTTGGAATGGAAGTTGGCGTAAACGCCCTTGTTTGCAGTTAACAGGCAATGCTACAGAAGAAACGTGGAATATAGTAAACAATGGATCAGCAGATAAAACATATACAATCTAACATATGCTAATGATAAATACACAGTACGGTGCAGACGAACTTGCACATAAGGAAAAATAATGTCAGATAACAAATTACCTTCGGATACATTTTGTATCCTACCATGGATTCATTTATCAACAAGACCAGACGGAAGTATGAGAGTATGTTGTACCGCAAATGCAAGTTCAGTAGGTGCTACAAACGACAAAGAGCACGGTGGTCGTGTTGGAGTTTTGAAACTAGAAGATGGCAGACCTGCCAACTTAAATAATTCAGATTTAGATAGTAGCTGGAATAATTCTTATATGCGAAGTGTACGTAAGATGATGATGAACGGCGAAAAACCGGCAAGTTGTTTAAAGTGCTACAAGGAAGAAGCCGCAGGACATAGAAGTAAGCGACAATGGGAAACGGACTACTGGATTAAAGATGGAATTGACATAGAACAATTAAAAAAAGAAACATACGAAGATGGAAGTACTGACAGTAAACTTCGTTACATCGATATACGTATGGGAACCAAATGTCAATTAGCCTGTGTTATGTGTAGCCCACATGACTCGAGTGGTTGGGTTAAAGACTGGAAAGCATTACACCCACAGATTGAAAATAAAACACTCAAAGATACTATGGTATGGGAGAAAAAAGGTAGAGAATTTGATGCAAGTTATAATTGGCACAAAGATAATCCAATGTTTTGGGATCAGTTTTGGAAACAAATACCGTACATAAGACAATTATATTTTGCAGGTGGTGAGTCTACAGTTATTGAAGAACATTATGAAATCTTAGATAAAGTTATTGAAATGGGTTACGCACACCAAATTGAAGTGCGTTACAATTCAAACTGTATTGAGTTACCAGATAGGTTACTTGAGCAATGGAAACACTTTCAAAAAGTTCGTATGCATTATAGTGTAGATAGCATTGGTGCTATGAATGATTATATAAGATATCCAAGTGAGTGGGAACATAATTTAAGACAGTTCAAACGTTTGGATACAATGACATCAAACAATGTAGAAGTAACTATTGCCTGTGCAGTTAATGCCTTAAACATTCATTATATTCCAGATTTCCTTAAATGGAAACTTCAGGAAAGCGGACTAAAGAAAACTAATATGTGGCCATTTGGTGCAGGTGGTATTAACTATCACTTTGTATATTGGCCTGGACACTTGAATGTTAAAGTATTACCAAGAGAGTTTTTAGATAAGACTGAAGCCAAGTATGAAGAGTTTATTGAATGGTGGAAAGAAAATTGGGAACTAGGTGTTCCTAGCTGGCATAAAGGTAAAGTACCATATGAAAAGTGGGAAGAAGCTAGTTATGGAATCAAAAGACTTAGAGGAATGATTAAGTTTGCTAAGAGTGAAGACTGGACTCGTAGACTTCCTGAATTTAGAGAATACATTAACAAGTTAGATAAACTTCGTGGCACAGATTTCCGTGCAACATTTCCTGAGATGGCTTACTTACTAGATGAGCCAAAAGATGGAAAAGAATAACCAACCACCAACTATTAGATCTAGGCTAGAAGATTTACCTACATCAAGTTATTGTTCATATCTTTGGGCAGGCGCCGCAGTTGGCCCTGATGGGCTTGTTATGCCATGTTGCAGATTTTTTGGTCCTAGGACAAAAAACGATCCAGCTCCTCATATTAGAGACGGAATAAAAAAAGCCAGAGAAGGTGAATACTTTACTAGTATAAGAAAACAAATGATTGAAGGGAAGAGACCATATCAATGTGGAAAATGTTGGGGTATGGAAGACTCTTTGTTAAAAGCAGAAGATGCTGGCGACAAATTAGTTAGAGGAAGTCTTCCTAGATTAAACATTGATGAAAAAACAGATAAAACAAGACAAACTACAACAGGCCCTGCAAAAATAAAATATTTAGAAACAGGTATAAGCAGTCTTTGTAATATGGCTTGTGTTATGTGTGGCCCTTATGCTAGTAGTACAATCTACAGTATTAAATTTCCTAAAAAGAAAATACCAAGAGGCTTTCATGAATCTAATGATAACATAGATGATGACTTATCTGAATTACGTTATTTAAAATTTGTAGGTGGTGAACCTATGCTAGAACACAAACATGATGACTTATTAGAAAAAGTTATTCAGCTTAATGATACTCCAGAAAAACTAGCAATAGAATATCATACTAATGCTAGTCATTTTCCTAGTAGAAGAGTTATTGAATGTTGGAAAAAGATTAAAAAAATTCATATTATTTTTAGTCTTGATGGGGTAAAAGAAAATGCTACATTACAACGGCCAGGCAAATATACTTGGCAAATGATAGAAGATACTGTAAACAAGTATAGAGAACTATCAAACGAAGTTAATATACAATTTGCTAGTAATACTGTTATGACAGCATTAAACATAGGACAAATAACTGATATAGCAGATTGGTTATATAGTAAAGTTGGAGATAAAGAATTAGACTGGTTTAATGTTAATCCAATTACACCAGGACATGATGACTATATAGATTTTAGAAATCTTAGTAAGGAAACAAAAGATAGAATTAAAAAGAAATGGAACGATTGGGAAAATAGCAATCCACCAGCAAGAAAAAGTCCTATAGGCAGAATGCTTGATGTAGCTAGATTTCATATAGATGAAACTGGAAATTTAGATCAGCATTTAACAAAAGAATTGATGTTAGCGAAACATCGACTAAATCAGAACTGGAAACATTTTGGTGAAGATTTAACAAATTTAGATATTGAGGAAAAATAATGAAGTATGTATTAGTAGCTCTGAAAGGTGAACTTCCAGAGCATAATCTAAATCCAGAAGAATATAAAGTCTGGTATCATGGAGTCGGAAAAGTAAATGCTACAATGTTTGCTACTATGGCTTGTATACAATCTGATTGCGAAGCAGTAATTAATTATGGAACTGCTGGTGCATTAAATACAGAACTAGCAGAACAATTAGTTCAGGTTGGACTTGTTAAACAACGTGATATGGATACAAGACCACAAGCTGGGTTAGGTATAACTCCTTTTGAAGAAACTGGATTTGCAGGAGATATTAGAATATCAAATAGTGCATGGAGTTGTAGTAGTGGTGATAATTTTGTACAAGCACCACCAGAACTTGAAAGTGATATAGTTGATATGGAATCGTATGGTATAGCAAAAGTTTGTAAACATTTTAACAAGCCTTTTATTTGCTATAAATATGTAACAGATTTTGCTGATGAGAATGCGGCAGATAGTTGGAAAAATAATCAAGCAAAAGGCGCAGGTGCCTTTTTGGAGATGTGTAAATAATATGAGCGGATTTTGTTCGTTACCATTTGTTCAATATAGTACATATAACGGTGGACGTTATAGACTATGTTGTATGGCCAAAGAACCTAAAAAACTAGTTAATCAAGAAGAACTAGGTATAGAAGGTACTTGGAATCATGACTACGTAAAAGAAGTAAGACGTAAAATGACTGCAGGCGAATGGTTACCCGAATGTGGCGAATGTCAACACTTAGAACGTAATGGCATTATGAGTTCAAGACAATGGGAAAATGAACAATGGAAAGATGTAATTGATGATGTAGTAGCTGATGCTTCAGCTAATGATTGGGAAGTTGAACAACCTTTACAATTTGATTTTAGACTAGGAAATCTATGTAATTTACAATGTCAAATGTGTAACAAAGAAGCATCACATTTGGTAAGTATAGAACGTGCAAAGATGATAGACCAAGGACTTGGGTTAGATCACAAGGATTGGAAAGGCATGATTGCAGAAAAGAAAAAAGCATTACTTCAGCCAGGAATAGAATGGGAAAGTTTTACTCCTATGTTAAAGTATGCTCGTAAAATAAAATTAATTGGAGGCGAACCAACAGTAGCCAAAGATATGTTTAAACTATTAGATCTTGCAGTAGAAAGTGGACACGCAGAACATATTGAGTTAAGTTTTTATACAAACATTACTAATATGCAAGACAAATGGTTAGAACAATTAAGTAAGTTTGAACGTGTAATAGTTAACTGCTCATTAGAAGGTATGGAAGAAATGAACGATTATTTAAGACCGCCATCTAAATGGGATAGTGTTTGGAAGAACTTTGATAAGTTAGTTAAGTTTGCAGATACTAAAGCAGGTAAACGTATTAAGGTAAGAGTTACTACAGTTAACCAGATGACTAATGCACTTCACATTACAAAGTTTTGGAAGTTTATGCATGACTACCAAATGACTAGTAATAGAGGAATTGGAATGAGTACTAATCAACTTATTGAACCTCAATATTATAGTATGGCTCATGCTCCAGAATGGTTGAAAGAGAGACAACGTGAACAAATATTGGAATTTCTTAAGAGTATCGGAAATAGCCCACACTTTAAACAATACGAAGAGCCACTTATGGAAGTGGTTAATTTTAGTCTTGATAGTAAGCATAAGTATAATGCTGACATCATGCGTCAATACGTCAAAGTCACAGAAAACTATGACAGATTCAGACAACACGTGGTTACCAAAGTGTCGCCCGAGTTTGAACGAATTAGATCAGAAGTCACTAAATAACATTAACGAACATATTCACTGGCATTGCAAGTGGTCATTTTGGTTTAATGGAGGAGCAAAAAAGTAATGAATAATTTTGGATTTAAAAGTTATAATAGTTGGGATAAACTAACAAAGGTAATGGTGGGAAATGTATTTCCTAAAGGCTTCTTTGAAGACTATCATGATAAAAAAGTAGCAGATGTCATGACGAAAGTAAATGAAGAAACCAGAGAAGACTTGGATTATTTTTGTAAAGTATTAACAGAAAGTTATGGTGTAAAAGTTTACAGAATGCCAGATACTTGTGTAACTGATAATAAAAGATACGAAAGTGTAACAGAATTTGTAGAAGAAGAAGGATACATACCAAGACCATTTAATACACCTAGAGATGATCAAATTATATTTGGTGAAAAATTATTAACAGGCAAACGTGATAGTATTTTTAGAAAATGGAATAAAACAATGCTTGATAACCATAATATCTTTACTGAAGATGAATATGCACCTTGGGCAGGTTGTGATGATTTTTTAGATCTAGGAGATGAGAATCAAGAATTAAACATAATAAAAGAAGCAACGGCACTAAACCCAGGCAAAGGATTTGCTATTTCTTGGCCTAGTATTATGAGAACTGGTAGAGATATTATGATTGACTTACATGACTTTAATGGCCCTACTAAAGTATTAGTTGAATGGTTTAAAAAGTTTAATGAAAAGTATGGGTACAATTTTAGAATCAATACTACAGTTATGGGTGGTCATACAGATGCAGTATTAGCTCTAGTGAGACCAGGATTGCTTATTAGTCATACTAATGTAAACAAATATGAAGAAACATATCCAGGTTGGGATGTTATTAAAATAGATAGAAAGCATAATGATCATACTACTGCTTGGCAAGATTATAGAGTAACAGTAAAAGATGACTGGAGATTAAACAAGAAAAGACCAGTAGCAGATTATTGGATAGCAGGCGAAGAACAAAACGAAGCATTACATAAATTTATTGATTTATATATGCACCCTAGTGTAGGTGCTTGTTGGGAGACTAATTTTGATGTAAATTGTTTGAGTGTTAATGAGAATACAGTAATTGCTAGTGGCCCTGCTAAAGAACTTGAAGATAAATTAGGTGAACATAAAGTAGATGTAGTTACTTGTAATATGAGACACAGATTCTTCTGGGACGGTGGATTACATTGTGCTACAAGTGATCTAGAACGTGAAGGTGATTGTGAAGACTATTTTCCAGAACGTGGAGATCAGGGAATTGAGTTTGGTAGATTATGGGGTAATAACGAGCTACGAAGATAAATAAAACGATAACAAATTAATCAGATTTTTTTTTGGCTATCAAATATTTTTTTTTGAACAATGAAAAGGAAAAAGAAATGACACAGTTAATATCCCCACAAAAATTTACAGACGCAGTTGGCCTTTTAAGGTCATTTTTTTTGGCTAAAGGTTTCCAAGAAGTCCATACCCAAAACAGATTATCAATACTTGCCGCTTGTGAAGATCCATTTAATGTAGCAACATACAATTATGCAGGTCAAGTATGGCCACTTCCACAAACAGGTCAAATGTGGCTTGAACACGAATTACTTACAGACCCTAATGCAAAAGGTTTCTTTTGTGTAAGTACCAGCTATAGACAAGAGCCAAATGCTATTCCAGGTAGACACGATATAATATTTCCAATGTTTGAATTTGAAATGCCAGGTAACATTGACAATTTAAAAGAAATGGAATACGAACTAGTAGATTACTTAGGCTTTGAAAAACCATACGAAATGACATATGCTGATTGGCAAAGTCATTATGGTGTTGAAGGTGAGCTAAAGGCAGAACATGAAACTAAAATGTACGAAGACTTTAAAACTGCAATGATTACAGACTTTCCAGAATTCACAAGTCCTTTTTGGAATATGAGTAGATATCCTGGTGACACAGAATCAAAGAAGATTGATGTAATACTAGGTGGAATGGAAACAATAGGAAGTGCAGAACGTTCATGTGATGTAGAACAAATGCGAGATACATTTCATACTATTACAGAAGGTGCATATAGTGAACTATTATTTAAACTATTTGGTAAAGAACGAGTACAAGCAGAACTAGAAGAGTTCTTAAAGTTTGACTTCTTCCCACGTGTAGGCGGTGGTATAGGCATGACAAGAATGATTAGTGCTTTAGATAAACAAAATACTGTAACTTAATTATTACCAATATCTAAATAAATACTAGAATAGTTAGAGAAGTAACTGTAATACTTTAGGAGATTATCATGGCACAAAAAGCATTTATGGCAGATGCTGGCGTTCGTTTAGGCGAATGGAGCATTGTTGAATTAGCAAACGGCGACCTGCAAGTTTCTAATATGCATACTATATCAGGTTCACAAAAGATGTTCAGAGTTGACAAAGGTTTACGTATGGGAGACTGGAGAATGACAGTTGACGGTAATGGAGATATGAATCTATCTGAAACTGCAATAACAGGATCACAAAGACCTTTTATAGCAGACGGCGGAGTTAGAGTTGGTGCGTGGACATTACGTCCAACAGAAGATGGTGATTTGTATGCAGAAAAAGATGCCGAATTTTTAAGCTATAGTTTATCGTGCGATTATTCAACAGTTAATGAAGGTGGCTCAGTTACAATATCTCTAGCAACAACAGCCGTAGCTGACGGAACTACATTGCCATATACAATCTCTGGAGTTTCTAGTGCAGATATTGATAATGCTAGTCTTACAGGAAACTTTGTTGTTGGAACAACAGATTCAATAACTTTAAATATTACTGCTGATTCTACTACAGAAGGAACAGAAACTTTACAAATATCGTTAGACAATGGTAATTCAAATATTAAGTATGTTACAATAAACGATACATCAACAACACCAGCTACTCAAGACGCTTCTGATTTTAATTGGAGCGTAGCAACAACGATTGATATTGCTAGTCCGGTTACGTATGGTACTCTTGCCTCAGGTGCAACCGACTATGGAGTTCATAGTTCAAATTATGATGACGGTGCTTATCAGGCACAATTAGAAGAAGGTGATACTATGACATGGACAGCAACAACCAATGCACCAGACGGAATACAAGTTTACTATACTTGTGTATCAACATATTATGGTTCATACCAATCAGGTAGTGATCCAAACTGGAATGACGTATCAGGTAATCCTTCAACAAGTGGATGGCTAACAGTTTCAAATGGACAAGTTAGTGCTACTATAACTGCGATAGATGATAGTGTCACAGAAGATGGCGAAATTAGACAAGTTTGGTTGATGAAACAAGCAGGTGATTATAGTAATATACTCGCAGAATCACAATGGTTCCATATTGCTGATCCATCACAAACCTGGACTGCTCCATCGTCTGGTGAAACATTCACAGGTGGTGAATACTATAGCGATTCAGGTTCATCACAGACACAATGGTACACAGCGGCTGACAGTTCAACTGGAAACGCACAAATGCGTGTTAGAATGAATGAAGGCAAGGACCATGACTTACGTAGAAATATTAACTATGTTCTAGATAACTTATCAACAGGTGATACATTCTATGTTGGTACAACATCAGGAACTTCAATGACAGTAACAGGTAATATTACTAAGACTCAAATCAGTGGCGATTACTATGATTATTACTTTGATGTAAGTGTAGCACCAGCAAGTACAACATACTTGTACGAATATACAGTAGTAGCATAATAAATAGTATAAAGGAGCAAGTATTATGAGTGATTTTAAATACGAAAAGTGGGAAGATATTATATCTAACAGATGGACAACATTTAGTTGGACTGATGAATTAGTTCCTGCTGAAGTTATGGAAGAAGTTGCTAGAGAAGTACACAAATATTGCCCTAGTAAAAATAGAAGAATGCCATACGTTATTGATATAATTAGAGGACCAACAGATGAAGAAACTAGAAAAGAATTTCATTTAAATAGTCATAGAAATACAGATAAGTCTATTGAAGAAGATAGAGGTAATCCTCAAATACTTGCACCAACATTAATTGTATTCAGTAAACGTAATGTACACAAAGCAGAAACTTTATATCAACAAATAGAACATAGAGTTCCTGAAGGAGTAGCTAATACTGATAACATTGAACTTGGTATGGTTGCTCTTTCTTTTATTCATGCACTCACTGCTAGAGGATGGCATACTGGTTTATGTCAATGCTTAAGAAGTAGAGGTGAAGCGGCAAGAATATTAGGAACTCATGGAAAAGCAGATTTAATAATTGGCGTTGGTAGAGAGAGTAGAACAGATTCAGTTACTGGAAAAGAAACTGACTATCCAAGATATAAAGATCCTAGAACAGGCTTACACAGAACTATTCCATATCCATATGATTATCGACCTTATGCAGAACCTAAGTTTGAAGATGTATATAAATTAAAACTATAAGTTTTTAATACGTTCAGCCATACATAGTTCAGGATAGATTAAACTATCATTTAAAATGTCAGCTTCAAAACATTGTAGTTTTGTTCCATATACTATTTGATGTGTAATCCATTGTGCATTAAAAAACCAAATGTCGCCTGGATTAAAAGTAATATAATGTAATGGGTGATGAAATTGATCCCATTTCTTATCATTCCATACACAACGATTTCTCATTTCACTTATAAATTTGTGTACATTATTTTTATCTATATCTCTTAAATTAAATTCCCAATAATATTTTTGATACAGTTGTTCTAAGTCAGGACCAAATGTAAGTACTCTGGGACGTTTTTTATCTAGTTGTACAAACATACGTATCTGTTGCTCGTTACCTGTATGTTGCTCATCTAGTTCATCTAAGTGTAGTTTATTTTCAACTAGTGTATTGTATCTATGACTGAGCATACGTTCTGTAGTATTGTATTTTGGAAACATTTTATCAAATAGTTCATTCCAAGCATTATTTGCCTGCTTATGTTTCTTGTGGAATACGTCAATTTGTTCCTCAGACCAATTACGTTCTTCACGTAATCTATCACGGTTTTTTATATGGCTGTTATACCAAGGCATAATCCACTTGTTATCCTTAATAGTCCAATCCTCTAGATCATCATAATACTTGTAATCTAGCCCTTCTATGGGTAAATTTTGAATAACCACAGGCCAACCGCTCTCAAATGCGGCATATAACTCATCGGTATTGAATATTTTATCTTTATTATAATCAAATATGTTGACTATGAAGTCATCCTTTGCTATAATATCTTTAGCGATTCTTGTCATGATTTTTGCTCCATTGCATATATTATATACGGATAAATATATTTATGCAACAGAAATCTACCAACAAGCATAATTAAGTAGAAAACTACCAAAGGAACATAATGAAATCAGTTAATGTATGGAGCGAGTTTCAACCGCTCAAACGGGTTATATTAGGTGCTCCGTTTCCTCCAGAAACATTTGAATGGCATAAGGACGAAGAGACCAGAACTGTCATGGAACAAATATTCAGAGAAACTGCCGAAGATTTAACCATACTAGAAAATATATTAAAAAGCAAAGGTGTTGAGGTCGTAAGGCCAAAAGACATATTTACAATCACCGGTGGCGAGCAAATTCAGCTACCTTGGATGCATTGTAGATTTCCTAATCATCCATTAATGCCACGTGATACATTAATGCCTTACGGTAATACAATATTTGAAATTTATACAGGTAGTGATAATAGATATTTTGAGAATCTAGCATACTACGACCATTGTAGTAAATGGTTTCGTGAAGGTGCTGATTGGGTTAGTATGCCAGGAGCAATGATTGAGAGTGGTAAAAAATACGACTACTTTGTAGAGAATCATCGCTTACTTTATCATGCGGCTAACATGATAAAGTGTGGGGACCGCGTGTTGTTTAGCCAACCCTATGAGGGAGACAATAAGCGAGGTAAAGGTACGGAACTGGGCCGTGAGTGGATTCAACGTGAAATAAAGTTGCGATATCCTAAGACACAATTTTTGGACATACCAGTCGGAGGACATATCGATGGCAAAATTGCATTGCTGAAACCTGGTGTACTAATGACCTGGAATAAAAACTGGGTACCAGAAGAAATGAAGAACTGGACTATCATTGAAGTAGCAGATGATTTTGATATGCCAGAAGATTTTCAAAATACTCGTAAGCAAAGATTTCATACAGAGTATGTAAGCAAATGGCTAGAGCATTGGGTAGGCTGTCCAGACGAAAGTGTATTTGATGTTAACGTATTATCGTTAGATGAGAACACAGTAATCTGCACAGGCAAGAACGAAGCCGCCTTTGCTGAAATGGAAGCACATGGTATTGAACCAATTTACTGGAATTTTAGACATCAGTATTTTTGGGATGGTGGCATACATTGCTTAACGAGTGATATAGTTAGAGAAGGAGATTGTGAGAGTTATGTATAATCATTTAAAAAATTACATTGGAATATATCTATTAGCAATAGTGTGTTTCCTAATATATGCATCTGAACCAACAGATGAAATACCAGTTTGGATATGGTATCTTTTCATTCCAGTAGTTTTATGGAAAACGCCACCATTTAATATTGGTGATTGGTTTTGGGGTAAAGTAGCAAGTTTTTGGATGTGGATATTGAAACCATTTACAAGATGGCAAAACACTTGGCCTACATGGGTAAAGTATGTGTTTGGTATCGTACTTATTATATTGTTTGAAGAATATATTTTAAAGCCAGCAGGATACACAATGTATCCTTGGAGAATGGACTTTAGCGGATAACATATGGGAATGAAATGGCAATCAAAGGTACACAAATTTCAGTTTGATGTAACCAGTCATTGTAATGCAAGATGTGGTGCTTGTGTTAGAAACAAAGATGGTGGAGATACTGAACCAGAATTAGCATTGAATCATTTTGATATAGATTTATGGAAAAGAATATGTACTAAAGATACTAAAGGTTGGTACATTGGTCAGTTAGCATTAAATGGTAATTGGGGCGATCCTATGATGCATCCAAATTTAGTTGAGATGGTAAGAATATGGATTGAGAATCACCCAGAAACATTTATAACTATCAATACAAATGGTAGTATGAGAGGTGAAAAGTTTTGGTTTGATTTAGCTAAACAATTAAGAAAGTATCCTGCTCATCAGGTTAATTTTGCAGTAGATGGATTAGAAGATACACATCACATATATAGAAGAAGAACAGATTTTAAAAAAATTATACAAAATATAAAAAGTTTTAATGAAGCTGGTGGTAGTGGAAGAATAATAATGACATTGTTTGAACATAACCAGCATCAAGTTGAAGAACTAAAGAATTTGGCAGAAACTTTAAAGTGCAGACAATTTGTAACAAGAAGCAGTCACCAAGGAGGTGACATAAGAATAAATGATAAAGATGAAAAATACGTAATAAAAAAATCTAATATGAAAGAGCAAGAATGGTGGTTTGAACAAAATGACGAGTTTACAATAAGCGACCAACCTGATTCAGATTATTGGATGCATATAACAGAAGTATTAAAAGACTCAAAATTTATGAATGAAACAAAATGTCCTTGGTACAATGAAGGAGAGATACAAATTGATCCTTTTGGAACTGTATGGCCTTGTTGCCATGTAAGTTTATATGGAGTAAATTTATCCAAACAATCTCTTAAAACAAATTGCGATGAAACTATTATTGAAAGAAGAACTGAAAATAGCTTATTCAAATATAGTTTACAAGAAATATTAAGTAACGATTGGTACAACCATCACCTTGATACTGTAGTCAAAGAAGCCAAATGGGAAGTATGTAAACGATCGTGTGGAGTATGCTAATAATATGTATGTAAATCCAATGTTAAAAGATACTAGGTTTCCTACGTGCCTTGCACCATGGAACGCCTTAACGATTAAGTGGGGAGGTAATGTATTACCAGACATTATCTATCAAGGAAAATTTGGCAATATTACAAAGCAGACATTACCAGAAATATTAAACAGTAAAGAAGCAGTAGAATTAAGAAAAGCTCATGCAGGTAGAAATATACCGCCAGCTTGTATAGCTTGTCAAAAGAAAGAACAAAGTGGTAAGAGTCGTAGAATGTATTTTTGGGATAAACTTGATGAAGATGTAAAACGTGGATCAATTAAAAATAATGCTACTAGTAAACCTGATATACGTTATTTAGACTTTACAATAAGCAATAAATGTAACCTAGCTTGTTTACATTGTAATCCATTTGTAAGTACAGGTTGGACCAAAGATGGAAAAAAGCTAAACAAAGAAAAGCCAGATTATTGGGAACAAGCAAAGATAGGATATCATGGAGTAACTGATATGCAGTTTCTTGATAACTTGTTTGCAGACCCAGACTACTTTAGAAATTTACAATGGGTAGCATTAAGAGGTGGCGAACCTTTGTATGATGAAAGTTGTAAAGCAATATTACAATGGTTTATTGATCAAGGACTAGCAAAGAATATTATGCTAGATATATCAACTAATGCTACAGTATTTGACGAAGACTTTCAAGAGATATTTAAACACTTTAAGCATATAGAATTGCTTATTAGTATAGAAGCAGTAGATGAATTATATAGTATTATACGTGGTGGAAAATACACGTTTAAAGAATTAGAAAATAATATAGAGAAATTTTATACATATGATAATATTGAAGTTGTATTTGCAGTAACCGTAATGTCAACTAATATATTTGGGTTAGATAAAGTATGGAAATGGTTTAAAGAAAAACACGAACATAGAGCAAGTATTAGTATGAGTAATGTTGTAGTTAATCCTAGTTACTTAAACATAGCATACTTGCCAGAAGAATTAAAATATATCATGTATGATAAACTTCTACAAATACCAGATAGAAGTATCTGGCCTAAAGGAAGCTATCATGCACAAGAAATACACTACCAAACAGGCATTCATGCAATAAGAGATGGATTACAGTTGGAAGGTGTAGATGAAAAAGATCAAGAGAAATATTGGCAATGGTTTATGAGATACACAAAAGACCTTGATCGTTTAAGAGGTACAGATACCTTTAAATTTATTAAGGAGTTAAAATATTATGAGTAATCCCAATTTTAGTAAAACAGGAAATAGTATATGGCATCAACCATATATGGATTTTCTAGTAAAAGAATACTTTCCCAATATTGATCCTAGTACAATAACAGATGAAGGAAATATATTGTTAGAGAATTATCCTAAATGGATAGCTAGTAGTAAGTTGAATAGTTTTACAGGTGTAGAAACATTTAAAAATAGATATGTTACAGATGGTACAATACAATCATTAGCCTGGTGGCATCATTGGACACAGGTGAATGGATATAACTTAAAAATGTTTCGTGGAGAGTTTCCATACAATAGAGATGCACAAATTAATCACCCAATGGAGTGGCATGATAGTATTGATGATACTGGAATACAATCTGGTGATGCAATATTAATAAGTGTGCCATTTAGTGGAACAGGTAGAGTACCTGAACAATACTATGACGTAATAAAACAATGCAATGAAAAAGATGTTCCTGTATTAATTGATTGTGCTTGGTTTGGTACTTGTTACGATATTGAAATTAATTTTGTTGAGCCTTGTATTAAAATGGTAGTGTTTAGTACTACCAAAGGATTAAGTTGTGGTAATTGGAGAACAGGTATAGCTTTCTCAAATATTGACGAAGGAACTGTTCCTGTACAGAATGAATGGAATCATTTAAATCATTTGAACATTGCTATTGGAAATAGATTAATGAACGAGTTTAGTCCTGATACCCATCCAAACAATTATATGAGCAGTCAGTTAGCAGTATGTGAACACTATGGATTTGAAGCTACAAACACAGTTCATATTGGACTAGCACCTAAAGGTCCAAAGTGGGACGAGTATCATAGAGATGGATTGTACAACAGAGTTAACATTGGTAAAGAAGTAAGACAACATAAGAAGAAAGGAAAATTTACTGAGTAATGGCTAGACTTCCAGAATATGCTTGTGCTTATCCATTTAAGGGTAAGATGCTTATGCATGGTGTACCAAATACACCATGTTGTAGATTTCACAATAGATTTCTGGGACCAAATGATCATAATGATTTTGAAGATATTAGAAAACTAATGATGCAAAACAAATGGCATCCTGGTTGTTACAAATGTAAAATAGACGAAGCTAATAATGGATCAAGTATGAGAACAGAAGCAGATCAATTCTTTAATGACTTTGACGATACTGTAAGACTTGAGTATCTAGAAATAACTGTAGGTAGATTGTGTAATCTAGCCTGTCTAAGTTGTGGTAGTGAATATAGTCATAATTGGGATAAAGATGAACTAGCATTAGGTATCAGTAGTCAAGAAAAGATTACTAAATTAAAAGAAGTACAAGAATATGATTTAGATAATATCAACATTGATGATCTAAAACACGTGAAGTATATTAAAGTAACAGGTGGTGAACCATTTTTACATAAACAATTTTTAAACCTAATTGTAAGATTAGCTGATCATGGAATAGCAGAACAAATACATTTAGAAATATTTACAAACTGTACATGGTTTCCAGCAAAATTAGAGCATGACGCATTATTAAAGTTTAAACAAATAGATTTAAGTCCTAGTATTGACGGAGTAGGAACTACAAATGAGCTTCTACGTTACCCTAGTAAGTGGGATAAGATAGAAGCAACACTTGACAAGTGGATAGAGTTTAAAGACGCTACAGGACGCTTAAAAATAGCTACAGCCACCACTTTAAGTGTAATTAATGCTCCACAGTTACACGAATTTATACATTGGGCTAGAGTGCATAAAGGTATTGATGTTATGTTACAAATTGTAGAAGAACCTCATTATATGAGTATTAGGCATTGGCCTGAATGGTATAAAAAGACACTTGATTTTATGATAGAGTCACAGTACGGTGGCTTTAATAAAAATGCAGGTAAGTTTAAAAGTTCTTATAAAATGATTAAAAGACTTATTAATACAGAATCAAACATTGATAATAGTGAGAAGTATATAGCAGAGCTAAACAAAGTTTTAAAACACAGAGGACAAGATATAAGTATGGCACCAAAGTTTGCCAGTATATTAAAGTATAATGATAGATAAAGAGAAATTAAAGAAAAGTAAAACTTTTTGTATGTTACCATTTATGCACGTCTATGGAAGTGCAGGTGGAGACCTTGTACCTTGTTGTGAAGCACAAGAAATACCTTTAAATGAAAAAGGAGAAAGTGCAATACAGTCTTGGAATAATAAAAACTATAAAGAACTTAGAAGGGCGTTAGCTAATGGTGAAAGACCTAAACGTTGTGATGTATGTTGGCACAATGAAGATTCTGGAATTATAAGCAATAGGCTACAATGGGAAAAAGATAATTGGAAAACTTTTTCTGATATAATAGATGTTAATGATGATTATACTGTAAACAATAAACCTTATTGGGTGGAATTAAAAGTAAGTAATTTTTGTAATTTAAAATGTATTATGTGCAGTACTCATAGTAGTTATAAACGTGTTGCTGATTTAGATATTATTAAAAAGTATACTACAGATGGATATGAAACTAGACTATTGAGACCAACTACACTATTTGAAAGCCTTGGTAAATGGCCTAGTATATGGGATACAGTTCATACTTTACAATTTACTGGTGGTGAGCCAATAATAAACAAAGAGCATTATGATTTATTAGATAGTATACCAGACGAAGTAAAGAGAAGAATTAAGTTACGTTATGCTAGTAATTTAAGTTATATCAAATTTAAAAAATACGATTTAATTGAAATTTGGAATAAGTTTAAAAGTGTTAATATAAAAGTAAGTATGGACGGTATAGGAGATGTATACAATTATATAAGAAGAGATGGTGATTGGGATACAGTATATGCAAATATGATGATATTGGATTCAGAACCAACAATAGATCTTGCCGCTGGTATAACAGTACAGGCACACAATATTTTTCATATGCCAGAGTTCTTTAAGTTTTGGAAAGATAGTCCGATTGACTTAAAGTTTATTACGGCAAACATTTTGCAAACACCAAAATACTTGAGACCTAATTTATGGCCAGCTGAATATAGAGAATTAATTTTAAATAAATTAGAAGAAGCTAAAAAAGAATTTCCAGAAATGAATAAGTTTATAACTTATTTAAAAAACAATGAACCAACTATAAGAGATTATGCAAAGATGAGGAAGTATACCAGAGATATAGAGAATCGTTATTTGCTTAATGTAGATTTAAAGAAAATGATAAAACAACATCTTGGAGTTAAACTTGAAGGTATGGATATAGTTAATGAAAGGTTAGTAAATGAAAAAGGGTGATAAAGATTGGGACTATCAATGGATAAGTGATAGCGAGATTGTAAATGTTTTTATTCCTAAAAACACTCATTTGTCTAATTGGGAAGAACTAAAACAAAAAATACAGTTGCTACAACAAGTAGAGATTGACAATCATATTAATTCAAGTATAGTAAACTTATACAATGATAGAAACATTGCGTGGGTACAGTCAGTTAGAAAAATGGGTCATAAGTATGCCGCATTTTGGTTTGATGGATGTTGGCCTAAATCAGATGGGATAGAGAAAAAAATATTACAGTTTATAAAGAATTTGGACAAAGAATGGATTACGGCAGTACATCCTAATTTTCCAGATAGTCTAATGTTACTTAACATAGACCAGTTCAATGCCTGGCCACCTAAAGCACCTAACTTTGGTAGTTATGATTTCTGGGCCGAAAGGTGGCTAGGCGAACAAACAGTTGAATTAAATCCAACAATATTAAGAAACATAGTTGTATGTGCTCCAAAGACAGATCCAGTAAACTTCTTAAATGGACTAATGGGTAAAAAATATACAGACCATACAATAACACGTGGTGCTAGAGTAGTGATTAAACGTAAAAATATACCAACTAGTCCTATATATTTTGTTAATACTGAGCCAGTTAATTCTGGTATTTCTAGTAGATTAAAACACGAAAATTTCCAACAATATGTAGGCACAACCGCAGGTTTTAAACTGCTATATTTCGCTTTTAAGTACGGTTTTGATATAGACAGTACAAAGTACATCTGGTTTGATTTCGACGCTTGTAGCCTCAAATTTAAGCGTCTAATGGTGGAAAATTGGGACGGATCTAACTATCCAGAGTTCGTAAAACAGTTCTGTAAGGATAATCCAGAAGCTAATACAGATCTATTAAAAAATGTGGACAAGGAATGGTTAAATATTGTTGAAGCATTTGGTGGTGAACATAGTTGGTTAGATTTTTGGACACAAGTTAAACTATGCAAACATGAATATATAGAAGCTGATTTAATAAATGATTACCATAAAATTACTAATGCAGTAGATAACGATAAGAGTGCATTTTTTTGGGCCAGTAACATATACAGTTATGTATTATTAAAAGTAAGAAGTGAACCATTTACATTAGAAAAGAGTTTTGCTGATTTAATTACAGAATTACAAAGAACAAAAAGATGCTGGTTCTTGGGAACAGATGTAGATGACAATGAATTAAATTGTGATGTAAGATCGATAATTGGATTCAGTACGAACGATAGTATAGGGAAAGCAATATAATGAAAATAAAAATAAATGAATATAACGACATTCCAGTATGTCATATTTCTTTTGATAAGGCATTAATTAAGTATGATGACGATACAAAAGATTCATATGTGTCTACTTTAAAAAATTGTACTAATGTAAATATAAACTTTATGGAAAGTTCTATTATAACTGAAATAGAGGACGATGAAATAATTGCAATATTAAGAAGACTAAAAAAGTTAGATTACAAATATGCAGTACTATGGGCAGAAGGCAGTTGGCCTCTTGAACCAGAAATAGACGAAGCTATTCTAAAAGCCTTTCATACATATGATAGATGGCTTGTAGCCGGACATATTTTAAATTTCAAAAATAAAGATCCTAGATTTCATGAACAATGTATAATTGTTAACTTAAAAGAAATTGATAATATTAAATGGTTAACTAAAGATGAAATACTTAAAAAGAAATATAGAGTAAGTGAAGAGAATATACACGATGATTACACTCCTTATTGGATAAAACCTATAGAAGGAAATGATGGAAAAATTGAACCAGCTAATATATTTGATAGGTTTTTATGGGTATCATTAAAAGAAGGTTATACAGTATTAAATCTTGACTTTGATATAAGAAGTAAAAAAGTATGTGTGTATCCTGAAGATGAGCAACAATGGACTCAACTACACGCAAATTTAAAATATTGGAATTCGTTAACTAAACAAAATCAAATAGAATTTGTATATGATTTAAAAAACAACGAAGCAGATAAGAAACCTTTGTTTGAGCTTTTGAATTCATCACATAATATGATATATGTTACAAACACAGAAGACGTACCAAACTATGGTTCAAAAGGTGTTGAAGTATTAGTATGTCCAGCAAGTGGATTATCTCAATTTAAACATATAGCAAATAACCTAGATACAATGGAACAAGTTATATGGGTTGACTTTAGTAAACCACAAATGGATTGGTTACAAGGACTTATTCATGATTGGAACGGTATAAACTTTAAGCAGTATTATGAAAATAATAAACCTAGTAATTTAAGTTTAATTTATGAAGAAAGTAAAGTAGATGATTTTTTTAATAGTTTTGATAGCGAACAAAAATGGCTAGAAGCTTGGTATAAGATTAAAGAATTAGAACATAGCTTTATCATAGCAGATATTATAAACTCATATGATGATATAGTATCTGTAGTAAAACCTAATAAGGTAGTATTTTTACAAGTAAGTAATATATGGAGCTACGAAGCAAATTATTTTGATAGTGGAATGAATGTATACTTCTCTCTAATTGATTATATTCACAAGATTTTGGGTAAATCAAAAAAAGTATATTTTAGTGGAGATGCAGGAGGAACACACAAAGACATGATAGACATAGGAAGAAGGACTTGGATATGAGGAAATTTGATAGATACAGAAGTAAAAAAACTGGTTTTCAAAGTGACTGGTGGGAAAGAGTTGATGATGAGACTCGAGAGCATTTTGATATATGGGAAAACTTTGATAAAAATCCTGCTTCAGCAGATAAAGTACAATTAGATGCATCAGACGATATAGACTATATTGGAGATAACACACGAGTTCCTTGGGTAAGATTACATGATATAAATGTGCCATGGGGAGATATTAAAAGAGAAGCATATCATTTAATGGAAACTGAATGTTTTACAAATCATAGATCTGCAGGATCAGGAGGTTGGATGAGCCTATGTATACACGGTATGAGTAGTGTACATACAAATTGTCCAGAAGATTATAATATGCCAGACAGGGCAGAAAAAGATTTAAGTGATTGGACTGATATTGCAAAGTTTGCACCACTTACAAAAGAATGGATGCAAGATGAAATGTTATACGATGATTTTACAAGAGTAAGATTTATGTGTTTGTTACCAGGTGGTTATATAGCACCGCATAAAGATGTGGATAAAGTACCTGGATTGGGAGCAACAAACGTTGCTATTAATAATCCAGATGGGTGTTCTTTAGTTATGGAAGAATATGGAACTATGCCTTTTAAACATGGAACAGTTTTTAAAATAAATACTGGATATAAACACGCAGTATGGAATCGAAGTGATGAACCAAGAATACATATGATATTTGACGGTGGACCGGGTATTGCATTTAAAAAGAAAGTAAACGAGAATTATGCCAAAATGTTTAATGTTTAAACATGGTATGACAATAGGACCAGTAGGAAACGTACGACCTTGTTGTATGTACATGAATGAAGATATAGATCAAAGATATAACGAATCTGGCTGGCGAGAAAAATTTGATGAATTATATGATAAAAGTTTAGACAAGTGGTTACCTAACTGCTACGAATGTAAAGCAGAAGAAGACAGAGGTAATACAAGTTTACGAATGGAAGCTAACGAATGGTTTGAAGGTGCAGAAGGAATTCAATATTGGGATTTAAAATTGCACAATACTTGTAACCTAACCTGTGTAATGTGTAACCCTACAAGTAGCAGTAAATGGCATAATCTAGTAAATCAAAATCCAAATGAAGAATGGTTAAATGTAGTTAAAAATGAAGCTAAACTTAAAACTGGGTGGCATAAAGATATACTGCCACAAATGATGGAAAATTTATATGATACAAAGTATTTAAAATTTACAGGTGGTGAACCATTTATGATTCCACACGTAAGAAAGATTATTAAAAAGTTATATGAAGATGAAGTATCACCAGCAGTACGTTTAAGTATTATCACTAACGGAACTATACCACTTGACGATGAGATGCTAAAAATGTTATTATCATTTAAGCAAGTTGTCTTTTTAGTAAGTATAGATGGAATTGAAGATAGATTTGAATATATTAGAGCAGGTGCTAAATGGAAAGAAGTATCTGCAAACTTAAAACATTTTCAGAAAATTGCAATGCACAACGACAATTTTAGTCTAACCATAAACTATTTGCCTATGTCAATAAATGCGGCACAAGATAAACTAGCTGAACAATGGGCTAAAAGTGAAGGAATACTATTTTCTAAAAGTGTTGAAATATATAGACCAAGCTACTTAACATATCGTAGCTTGAATAATAGTTTACGAGAAAGATATGAAATAGAAACAAAATATGAATACAACGAAAATGTATATAACGAATTATTAAAACACATGGCTATAAAAGATAAATTAATGGGTACAAATTTTAAACTTGCCTGTCCGGAGTTCTTTGAATGAAAAAAATAAGTAAAACATTTTGTGTACTTCCGTTCATGCACGCCGCGGTTAATCCTGGTGGCGGATTCCGTGTATGTTGTAACAGTAACCCTGCAAACAATAAAGTACTAAAAGATGACGGTAGTGGTAAAGCATACAGAATTTTTAAAGATGATGTTAACGAAATGTGGAACAGTAAATGGATGCAAAATATACGACAAGAATTTATTGATGGTAAGAGACCAGAAACTTGTCAAAGATGCTTCCGTGAAGAAGATGCAGGTGTTCGTAGTCCACGTATAGGATACAATGAGAAATGGCTCAAAGATGATGTTAAAATAGAAAAAGAGATACCTTTAGACGTTAGATATGTTGACTTAAGGCTAGGTAACTTGTGCAATCTAAAATGTAGAATGTGTAATCCATGGAGTAGTAGTATGTGGGTTAAAGATTGGAACAAAGTTGTACCAGGACAAACTGGACTAACACCAAACGAACCTTTAAGTAAAGAGCAATTTGATTATATGGAAGTTATGAAAGAATGGCCAGATAGAAAACAAACTGGAGTTAACTTTGTTGAAATAGCAGAAACAATAGAAGAGATTTATTTAACAGGTGGTGAACCTACGTTAGCAACAAGTCAATATGCATTGTTTGATTATTGCATAGAAAAAGGAATAGCAAAGAAAATAAAACTAAAGTATAATACTAACCTTACAAATATTCCACAAAAAATGGTAGACTATTGGCATCACTTTAAAGGCGTTCAACTTAATACAAGTATTGACGCAACAGGTTCTAGAGATAGGTATATCAGATATCCTAGTAACTGGGCAAAGGTAGAAGAAAACTTTGATAAACTAAATGCTATGCCAAATGTATATATTCAGTTGCATTGTACAGTACAAGCATTAAACATGGTTGCTATGAATGAACTATTTGATTGGGTAGCAACAAAGAACTTACGTTTAGAAGATCAGGTATATTTAAATATTTTAAATCACCCAGAAAATATGAACATAAGAATATTACCAAAACAGTTAAAAGAATTAGCTGAGAAAAAACTACAAGACTACTTGCATATACCAAAAGTGCAAGATACAATTAATTATATGTGGGCAGAAGATTGGCACGAAAGACGATGGAAGGAATTTATTGATTTTAATAAAGTAACTGATGAATTACAAAAAGGAAAACTAATAGATGTATGCCCCGAATTTAAGGAGTATATCTAATGAAATATAACAAAAGAAACAATAGGGATCCTAGAGGGATATTTGCTGGAATGGACGAAGAGTTATTTGAAAAACTTAAAAAGTCAATAGGTGTTGCAAAAGAAGAAAAAAAGTTTATAAAGTATAAACCTAAAAAGAAACCAGGAAAAAGTAAATGAGAATAATCTGTACAGGTAATCCAGAATTTGGTGTTGCAAAAGAAATAGCACATCGTTGGCCAGAAACTACATTTGTAAGTAGAACAGGTTGGGGTTACGATTTAACTGAAAATGGTTATAAAAACAAGTTAGCTGAAAAGGTGCTTAATTATGACGTTTTTATTAACTGTTCCGCACTATGGCAGTATCATCAAACTCTGGTACTAGATACAGTCTATAAGAACGCTTTAAAGAACCTAAAACGACTACATATTGTGAGTTTAGGCAGTACAACCGACAGGACCAGCAAAGGTTCTGATTGGCAGTATCAGCAAGAAAAGAAAGCATTGCGTTCAACTAGCAACGCATTGGGTTTAAAAAGCATTTGGACAGGCGGTCCTAAAGTAACATATGTAACATTTGGTACACTAGAAAATAATGCACACAAACACCCAGATAGAAAAGTAATGAAATTATCAGAAGCAGTAGATTGTATAGAATATGCAGTTAATATGCCTTGGCACTTAAACGTTAATGAATTGAGTGTTGACCCAATACAAAAGGATTGGCCTTAATGAGTAAATTTTGTTATATGCCTTGGCACGCCGTTACATTGAGTGCTAATGGTGATATTAAACCTTGTTGTCAGTTTACCAATAGAGGTAGGAAACCTAATACAGAACATCCTACTATTATGGAAAACTATAATAGTGAACGTATGCAACAATTAAGACAAGATTTTAGAGATGGGAAACAACCTGATGCTTGTAAGAGTTGTTGGGAGAGAGAAGATTTAGTTGGCGAAAGTAGACGTCTTTGGTTTAATAAAAAGTTTATGAAGAACAAAGAAGAATTTAAAAAAGGTATTATACCAGATACAAATATTGTAGAGTTTCCTAAATTATACCAAGCAGATATTAACTTGTCAAATGTATGTAATTTAAAATGTCGTATGTGTGGAAGTTGGGCAAGTAACAGTTGGTTTAAAGAAGAAATAGCATTAGCAAAGATTGATAAAAGATATCAAAAAAATATTAACGAAGTTCCGTTGCTACAATATAGTCTAGAAGATTTAAGAAACTTACTACCACACTTAAAAGATGTTATGAGAATAGACTTCAAAGGTGGCGAGCCTATGATGGCAAAACATCACAATCAATTCCTACAATGGTTAATTGAAGAAGGCATGACAGACATAGAATTGTTTTATACAACAAATGGTACAGTACAAAATCCTAAAATTTTAAACTTGCTAAAACAGTTCAAACGTGTTAGTATATGTTTTAGTATAGAAGGTACTGGTAAACTTTATTCTTATATAAGAGGTGGCAAATATAATATAGAACAGTTGGAAGAAACATTAGCTGAATATAGCAAATTGGAAAACGTGCAAATAATGTTTAATGTAACATTACAAAACTACAATGTATTCAATCTACCAGAGTTGCATAATTTCCTTAACGAATTAGAAGATAAATACCCAAGAGTAAGTGCTAATAATAGTTTTACTACTATTTGTAATCAACCTGCTTATTTGAGTCCAATGAATTTACCAGATAATTTAAGAGACCAGGCAGTAGAAAGATTGTCAATTTATGATGATTTTAAAAAATTAGTAAAGAGTATGAACAAAAGAACTTTTAATGAAGAACAATGGGACATCTTTATTAATTACACAAAAGATTTAGATAAACTACGTGGAGACAATGTAGTTGAAGCAGTTCCAGAACTAAAGGAATACTTTGTATGCTAGTAGGTATTGAAGATAACTTTCCAGCTAAAGATGAACTTTTAAGAGTTGAGTGGAACATAGGTAAACGTTGTAATTATAATTGTAGTTACTGTGGTAACGAACTACATGATGCTACAAGTGATTCTATGCCTTGGGAAGTATACACCTCCACTATAGATAAAATTGTAGAAGCATCAAAAGGTAAAAAAATAAAAATAAGTTTTACAGGCGGTGAGCCATTTGTTAATCCAAGGTTTGTTGATATGTTAAAGTATGCTAGAGAAAATGGTGTATACAGATGTAGTGTAACAACCAATGGAAGTCCTCCTCCAAAGATATATAAAAAAGCATTGCCATATTTACATTATATGATTATAAGCTATCATTTTGAATTTGCATATCATGAAAAAGTAATTAACAATGTAAGAGGTATGTGGGAAGAAATTAAAAAGTATAGAGAACAAGATCAATGGAAAGGTATGCACGTTCATATTATGGCATTACCTGGAATGAAAGATAAATGGATTGAGATAACAGACGAATTAAAAGATATGGGTGTTGAATATACTATTCGTAAAATAAGACCAAGAGTCAATATGGATAGAACAGGTTGGAACAAACCACACAGTGATGGTATGTTAGGACAACATCCTTTACACGAAGAAACTATTAAATTTGCAGGACAGTATTATAGTCCTGAAGAAGAAAGTTGGTTACGAGAAAATGCATAATCAACCAGATGATAAATTAGAAATTGAAATAACTAGTAAATGTGTTTTACAATGTCCAGCTTGTTCAAGAATGAAAGATATAAATCATGGTGGTATATGGGACGCAGGACATTTAGATAAAGAATTATTATTTAATATAGCAGATACTACAAATTTTAAAAGATATACATTTTGTGGTTGTTATGGTGATGCAATATATCATCCAGATTTTTTAGAAATTATGAGTTATTTTGTTGAAAGAGATAAGTGGACACAAGTACATACAAATGGTAGTGCTAAACCAGAAAAGTTTTGGCAAAAAGCCGCTGAACAATCTTGGAAACGTTGTGAGTTTGTTTTTAACATAGATGGGTTAGAAGACACTAATCATATCTATAGAATAAATGCAAAGTGGAAACAAATAATGACTGGCGTAAAATGGATGACTAGTATACCAAAAGAAAGAAGACCCAGACTAGAATGGAAAATGTTAATTTTTAAATACAATGAACATCAAGTTGAGACGGCTAGGCAAATGGCAATGGATTTAGGATTTGATAGATTTAATCCTGTAGTAAGTTTGCGAGGTGAAGATAATTACGGAATTCAAAAAGGCGAGGATAATCCATATGTATAAGATTAACCCAGCCTTAGAACCAAGATGTACACACGATGATAATATGATTAAAAACAATATTCAATTAGGTGCTACTGGTGATGTGAGACCTTGTAACTTTTATGGTTCGCGCCTTAACTGGCAAAAATTAGAAAAATGGTGTGAACAAAAAGGTCTAAATCTTGCAAAGTTAAATATAAAAATTAGTACAATGCAAGAAATATACGATTCAGATGTATTTAAAGCAATATTAGATGGGCATGAAACATTAGATTTACCAAGTCCGTGTTTACAATTATGTAAGAAAAATAATACTACACCAGGCACAGGTTACAAAGAAACAGACAGAGGATACGGTAGAGCTGAAACAGAGGAACATTTAGATGGCAATTAATAACTTTAAAAATATTATTGTACATTACAAAGATGGAACAAGTGAAGAAGATAATGTTAACAATATTATGGCCAAAGAACTAAATGACTTTCGTGGTTGGGAATGTTGGGCAGGTGTACAAAACATTACCATAAGCAATACCGGTGACGTATATAGAGCTATATGTAAGGTTGGAGGTAAGCTAGGAAATATATATGATGGTTTTGAAATGCCTGAAGAAACTATAATGTGTACTAAACCAAGTTGTGTATGTGCGGCAGATGTGCAATTAACTAAAGCATTACCTAAACACGTTGACAGAGTTAGAATAGGACACGAATCAAAACATTCAAAAGACGCTATTGATGATGAGTTAGATTCTCTTCTAAAGGATTACAAAAATGAAAAGTAATTATATAAAGTTTTACGAAAGAGCCATAGGCAAGATAGGAAAACTTCCTGTTGATAAATCTACATTTTGTCCACTACCATTTAATCATATAAGCACTATGCCACAAGGAGAAATAAAACTATGTTGTAGAGGACAACCTCCACGTGATGGAAGAAATCCAAATGTAAGTGATCCAGATTTTGATTTAAAAGAATACTGGAATGGCGAATATATGAATGAGGTTAGAGATTCATTATTGCTAGGAGAAAAAATACCACAATGTAGAAATTGCTGGAAAATGGAAGCACAGGATATTGTTAGTCTAAGATTAAATAGAATTACAGATACAATGGACCAAGAGACAACAAGAAAAAATGTAATACAGTATTTAGAGCATAGAGAAGTTGATTTTAATATACCTTTACTAGAACTAAAACTTTCAAATGTATGTAATTTTAAATGTAGAATGTGTTGGCCAAAAGATAGTTCTAAATGGATGCAAGATTGGGATAAAGTTAAAGAATTTTATGGCAAAGGTGATCAAGAATATATAGGCGATATTGTAGAAAAGAATGATATGTATAAAAGACGTGTTATGAATCTATATGAAAGAGATGAGAAGTTTATTTCACAATTAATAGGATTAATGGAACACGTTGAAGAATTAGAATTTGCTGGAGGGGAGCCACTTATGGATCCCATTCATTATAGAGTTTTAGAAGCAGTACCTAATCCAGAAAAAGTTACATTAAAATATAGTACCAATTTAAGTATTATGAAGTTAGGTAAAAAGCATATTATAGATATATGGAAAAAGTTTAAAAACATTAAACTAACTATTAGTATAGATGGATATAAAGAATTAAATGAACGTATAAGAAGAGAAAGCGATTGGGATTTGCTAAAATCAAACATAGAACTATGTAAATCAGAATTAGATAACCTAGATGTTATAAAAGGTACTACTTGCATTAGTGGCATGAATGCAAAAGAGCTTGGCGAGACTGCTGAAGCTATTGTATTTGAACTTGGTATTCATTGGCATACTAGCCGTCTACAATGGCCAGATTTCCTTCATGCAAACGTTCAGCACCCTACAGAGCTCCAAACAGGAATAGACGGCTTAAAACGGGTATTTGACAGCTTAAACCACCAGGATAGACGCAATACTCCTAGAAGGTTTATGTTAGAAACTCACATCAATGGAGCTATTAGTTGGTTAGAAACTGCTATTAAGAATAATAAGCATGATGAAAAATATGAACAATATCGCAAGTTTAATAATAAGTTGGATCAAATAGATGAAACATAGAATTTTAGTAAACTATCATATGGACGAAAAAGATAAATCTGTAGATTGGTTTGAAAAGTATTTAGAACTAAATTTAGGAAAAAAAGGAAAAGCATGGTGGTCACAAGATGTTACTGATTATTGGGAATGGAATACTAGATGCTTTTATTTTACAAATAAAAGAAAAATGAAACAATGTTGTATGATATTAAAAATGTCAAAAACTACTTGTAAATGTAGAGGATGTGGTACTATCCATATCTTAGGAGAGGACGACAGTGAGTAAAGATAAAGACTTAAAATGGAGTGAATACGATTTTACTGCAACACCGTATAATGATCTAGTTAGAGTAGGTCAACGTACAATGTTGTATAGAGATATGTTTACTGTTAGTTGGCTACTAGGAAGATTCTGTAATTACAAATGTAGTTACTGTTGGCCTTATGCTAGAAGCGATAGAAAAGATCATAGACCTACAGAACTTTGTTTAAAAACTGTAGATGAAATAAAACGTCAAGCTCGTGAACGTGGCTTCAATAGTTTTCATTTTAGTTTAAGTGGAGGTGAGCCAACATTCCACCCTGGCTATTTAGATATAATGAAGCATCTATCAGATGATGCACACAATACAAATTATACAAGTGTACATATGACTTCAAACTGTAGTCGTAATATGAAATGGTTTGGAACATATGTTGATTATGCAAGTAAATTTCATAGAGCAAGTATTACTGCAAGTTTGCATACAGAGCACGTTGACTCAAAAGAAAAAATGCAGGCGTTTGCTGATAAACTTATATTTTGTCAAGAACATGATGTACAAATTACAATTAATCAAGTTATGGTTCCAGAATGGTTTGAAAGAGATTGGGAAAATGCATTGTTCTTTCATGAACAAGGAATTAATGTTACATTAAAACCTCAATCAGATCCTACTGCAAGTAAAATTGTAGACGGCTATACAGATGAAATGAAACAAAGGCTTTATAATGGAATGCCACAAAGAGCATATACAGAAGCTAAAGCACAACAACGACAATTAGTTGTAAGACCTAAACCTAATTTTAAAATTGATAAAGACGATCATTATAGAAAACAAAGTGCAGATGTGCCATGGCATATGCAAATTGAGTTTAGAGATAAAGAAGGCAGTCCTTGGTATATGGATCAAGCAGAAAGATTTAATGCTTTTAATTTTAATAAGTTTGAAGGTTGGGAATGTAGTAGTGGATATAGATCAATTATTATACGTGAACCAGATGGTAGTATTAAAAGAAGTTATAGCTGTCACGATCAGCCTTTAGGAAACATTGAAACAGGATTCAAACTATTTGATGGTCCTGTAAAATGTACTACTGGTGCTTGTGTATCAAGTGCTGATAGTAAAATACCAAAACGTAAACCAGGCACTCAGATGCCATTATTTCCAGGCGATGAAACATTTAAAAAAGGTATTAACTAATACACCACTTAGAATGACAACAAATATGGAACCAACAAAAAAGTTTGCATGGTTACCAAAAAAAATGTCTAGTGGTAAAATTGTTTGGTTTAGCTGGTACTGGATAGAAAGGTATCTAACTAGTGTTGATCCTAGACATAATTGGATAAGAGTAACTCTATTTTCAGAATGGGAATATTTTGTTAAAAAAATGAGCGATTAAATATTGGCCCACTTTGTATTAGCATAGCCATTAGCCTGTGCCCAACGAATAAACAATCCAACTTCTCGACCATGTGCTTCTATTTCCCAAGGAAGATCCCAATACTCAGTTGATTTAGTACAAACACTAGTTGACTTCCATGATGTTTTATTA